ATGGCTGGACAGGGTGGACGCCGGCAGTGGACGCCGGACCGGCGCGGACTGGTGCTGCGCGGTGCGGCGCTGGCGGCGCTGGGAAGCGTCCCGTTCCTGGCGGGAAGGACAGGGGGAGCCGGGGGAGGGCGGCCGGGAGGCGACGCCGCCCCGGTGGCCTTCTCGGCCGGGCAGGAGACGGCTTCGGGGCGCTGGTCCCGGCCGGTGATGGGGGACTACCGGGTCTCGGCCGCCTACGGCATCCCCGGGAACTGGCAGGCGGGCCATCACACGGGCATCGACTTCGCGATGCCCGTCGGCACCCCCGTCTACGCGATCGGCGCCGGCTCCGTGGTCTTCGCCGGGGAGGCCGGCGCCTACGGGAAGGCGGTGACGGTCAGGATGGACGACGGCTACTACGCCCTCTACGCCCATCTGTCGCGGATTTCGGTGAACGGCGGGGAGCGGGTGAAGGCGGGCAGCCCGGTGGGCAGCTCGGGGGCCACGGGCCGGGTCACCGGCCCCCACCTCCACTTCGAGGTGCGCAGCAAACGCGGCTACGGCTCGGACGTCGACCCCGTCGCCTATCTCGCCCGGCGCGGGGTGCGGTTGCTGTGACCCCCACCACGCCCCGGTGCGTGGGCCGGTCGTGTTCCCCGCGGCCCGGCGGACGATCAAGGCCCGGCCTGCTTCCGCAGACCGGGCCTTGATCGTTCAGGGTGAGTAACGGGACTCGAACCCGATCCTTGACCCCGTTTTGACCTGCGGCGACGCTGAAAACCCGGACAAACTAACCCGATCGGATCAGCCTCAGTCACGCTGAGCCATCCCCAGCCAGCCTCAGACGGTGCTGCTGTTCCCATGGGAACACCCTCGGGAACACCTCCCCAGCAGCCCCACCGGGTGAGTAGGAAAACCCCCAACCGCAGCACTACGCCCCGGCTGATCAGGCCGGGGCGCTAGTGAGGCCGCTCGCGGTTGTCTGAGGGGCCGTGCCGCCGCGAGAGGATGGTGCGTGGGGGGTGGCGCAGCGGCACGGGTACCCCAGATGCCTTGCTGTATGACAACTTTCCCGAGAAAACTTCGAGCACCTACGAGAACGGCCCGACGATCAGGACGTGTGGCCGCAGTTGGGGCACACGAACACGCCGCCCCGCAGGTTCATCATCACGCCGCAGTTCGGGCAGGACAGCCCTACTGGCTGGACGGGCTCGGGCACCGGCCGGCGCAGACAGCCGCGACCTTGATGGTGCCGTCCTTCTCCTCCGTGGCCTCCGCCGTGGTGGGCCCTCCGCATTCCGGGCATCGCCGCTCGACCCGCTCGCGGTCGATCTGCTGCGCGATGCGCCGCAGCGCGCTCTCCGGCATGGGCATGTGTTGCCACCTCCGCACCTCCTGTGTGATCTGAGTCACTTGATGATTGTGCCCGCCCAGTACGGCGTCGTTCACCATGCCGGGCGGGCGCCCACCGCCGACCCTCGACCTGTCCAGGGCTGACCGGCCGGTAGTGGAGTCTCATGCGGGCGTGTCGAGCCGGTACCGGTCATCGACGTACCGGGCCGCCCGCGCCTCGATCCGCGCTATGCACTCCGCACAGCCATACAGCGGCGCGATAGCGGCCGCGGTGTGCACCGGCCCCAGCCACAGCACCGGCACCCCCTCCCGCTCGCAGCCCAACCAGCAGCCGCCGACCGTCCACTGAGCCCCGCTCACCGCGCCACCGCCGCCACCCCGGGCACGCGCCCGGCGCCGTCGGCGACCCGGCACGACCCGACCCGTATCCGCCCGGCCCTCGCCGCGGCGTCGACGTACCGATCGACTGCGGCATGGTGGGCGCGCGGCGGCAGCGGGTCGAGGCCTACCGCGAGCAGGACCCGCCCGAGCGCACCGATCGTGTGAGCCCAGTGCCCGCTGAACGGCAGCCGCAGCGCCGTCTCGCACCCGTCCAGGTGCAGCAGCACCCGGGCCCGGTCATGGACGGTCAGCCGCTCCCCGACGTCCGGCACGCGGGCCGCCGGGGTATCGAGGGCGAGGGCGGCCGCGGTGGCGAGCATCCGCTGCTCGACCGCCTGCGGGTCGCCGTTCCGTGTGGGCGGGTGGGTGAGCAGCAGCACCGAGTAGACGCGGCTGTCGGGGGTGTGGTCGAGCCAGGTGTGCGCCGCCAGCGACGCGAGCAGTCCCGGGGTGAGCACGGACGGGGCGGGGAGGCGGGCCGTCACGGCTGCCTCCCGGGGGCGAGGACCCGCAGCAGCCACCGGCAGTCGAGGGCCAGCAGCAGCACGTGTCGGCGGGCGGACCGCAGGGTGTCGCCGAGCCCGTAGGCGAGTTGCCCAGCTGCGGTGTTGAGGCGGGCGTAGGCGACGGTTCCGGCGCGGGCACGGGCGGGGGGCAGCATCAGGTTGATGTGTCCGCGCAGCAGCGCTTCGAGTTCCGCGAGGTCGCTGTATCGGGTGGTGTGGTCGGCGGCGAGGGCGCGGTCAATGGTGCGCTGGATGGTGTCGGTGTCCAGCGGGCAGGGGCGGCGCGGTAAGGCGCGGCGGGGTGGCTCTTTCATGGCAGCGGCGCTCACGTCGCGTTGTCACCTCTCTACGGCGCGTTGTGTGCTAGCTCACGGTAGAGATTGAGCTAGTTCACCGCAAGAGGTTGAGTGAGCTAGCTCACCGATGGGACGCTATGGCCCATGACCCGCCCCACACTGCCCAGCACCCGCATCGCCGAGCTGTACCGACAGCGCATCAGAGACGGCGAACTCGCCCCCGGCGACCGCCTCCCGACGATCCGTGAACTCGTCGACGAACACGGCGTCGCATCCGCCACCGTCCGCAGCGCCCTGTCGTGGCTACGCGTCGAGGGCTACATCGTCACCACCCAACGCGGCAGCTTCGTCGCCGACACCGCCACGAACACCGCCACCCCACGCGACCGCCTCGACCGCATACAGCGCAGCGGCAGCGTCCTCGCCACCGGCGAGACGAAACAGGTCACCGCCGCCGAACTGATCGTGCCCCCGCTGTACGTCGCCGAGCTGTTCGACGTCGACCCCGGCTCGCAGGTCGTGCGCCGCGAGTACGTCGTCGGCGCCGGCGCGCAGCGGTTGATGCTCGCGGTCGACTGGTACCCCGCCTCGTTCGCGGACTCGGTGCCGGATCTGCTGTCGACCGTGCCGGGGCAGCGGACCGCCACGCACCCGGGCGGCGGGAACGACCTGATGCAGCAGATCGAGCGGACGACCGGCCGCCGGGTGCTGTACGGGCGGGACAGCATGCACGCCCGGGTCGCTGACCACCGTGAGGCGGGGCATCTGGGGGTGCCGGTCGGCGCGTCGATCCTCGCGGGCGCGCACGAGTGGTCGGACGATGAGGGCGTGATCTGTTATGGCGAGTGGTGCCTGCCGCAGCGGATCACGATCGGGTACGAGTATCGCGTCTGACCTGCCTGTAGGCATGACGAAAGCGCCCCCGCCCGGCCCGAAGGCCAGACGGGGGCGCACTCACGTTCGAGAGTGAATCAGCGGGCGGCGGGCACCTGAGACGACAGTCCGGGCCGGCCCTCTATCCCAGGGCCGGGCCGGACGCCTACAAGCCCACGTCGTGCAGGTACGGCCGCACCTCATCCGGCACCGGCTCAGGCGGCGCAGGCGGCTCTATCCGCGCCTGCCGCATACACGTCACCAGCGACCGCAGCCAGCCACGCAGATACCGGATCGCCACATCCTGCGCAGCAACCCGCTCCCGCTGCCGCGCAGCCTCCGTTTTCTGCTCCGCGAGCTCGTCCTTCACCTCTTTCAAGCTGGTGCGCAGCTCTCCCACGATGGTGGTGAAGTCGTCGCGGCGCTGCTGCCCGCGGGGCTGTCTGCGGCCGATGACGGCGGTGGCGATGCCGCCCCCGGCGGTGACCACGGCCACCGCCAGGGCCGACAACGCGGTCAGCATTTCAGTGCTCACGCGGTGGCTCCGATCGTGCACGGGGTGGCTCGTCCCAGCCGATAGCCACCAGGCACACGGCTCCGAACGCGCCGAATATCAAGGCAGGCGCCCAGCCGCGCGGATGGTCACCCAGCGGCCACCACGCGGCGAGGTACCCCAGCGCCCACGGGGCGGTCACCGCCCACACCGCCACGAACCCGGGCCAGTCACGCGGCTGCGGCAGCCACGCGCACACCAGCGCGCACACTCCGGCCGTGATCCACGCCCACGCCCACACGTCCAGCGGCAGCCACCGCAGCAGCAGCGTCGGGCCGGACTGTGCGTCGAGCGGCGCAACGAGCTGGCTGTAGCCGTACAAGGCGGCGATCGTTCCCTTGAGGGTGAGGAACGCGCCGCGGCGGCCCAGCGCGCGCATCGGCCGCCGGACCGCCGCGCACGGCATCAGACCGCCCCGGGGCCCGGGGTGACCGTCGACCCGTGCGACGGGCCCGCCTTGACCGTCGTCTCGGTCAGCCCCGGCCCCTCCGGACCGCCGGACGTGGCGACCGCGGTGAGCACCGCCAGGACGGCAGCGAGTCCACCGACCGACAGAGCGCCGCCCCAGTCGACATCGACGATCCCGAGCCCGTCCGCGGACGCGACGCCGAGCGTGCCCTGCGCGAAGGTGCGCACGGCCCGCTCGAACGCGGCCTTCCAGAATGCTCCGGTGAACATGTGGGTTCCCTTCCGTTGTGCGAGCAACTGCTCGCGGGGGTCACTTGGCCGGGATCTTGAGCTTCTGCCCCGGCGACAGCTCGTCGGCGTCCTTGACGCCCGACAGCGTCGCGATCTCCCGGTACCGGCGGCCGTCCCCGAGCCGGTCCGCCGCGATGCTCCAGAGGGTGTCGCCGCGCTTCACCTCGTACGAGGTCGTCGCCGCAGCCGGCGTCTTGAGCTTCTGGCCCGGCTCGATGTGGCTGGGGTCGGCGAGGCTGTTGAGGTCGACGAGGACCGGCACGGTCGTGCCGTGCGCGAGGGCGATCGCCCACAGGGTGTCCCCGCGCTGCACGGTGTACGTGCCCGTCGCCGACTTCGAGTCGCCGCCGGTGTCGGGCTTGATGCCGAGCCGCTTCGCGACCCGCCCCCGCATGCTCGCCATCGTGAAGCCGCGCGGGTCGACCTTGCCGGGCTGCCACTCCAGATGCCCGATCACCGACTTCTCGTTCCAGCGGTGCGCCCGGCAGATCGCCGCGCTCACACGCTCGATCGCGTCGAGCTGCGCCGCCGGCCACGGGTCGCGGCCGTCGCCGAGGTTCTCGCACTCGAAGCCGTAGAAGTGCCGGTTGCCGTCGGTGTTCGCCTCGTTGTCCGCCGGCAGCGACCGCTCGGCGATGACCGCGCGCAGCACGTCGTCGTCACCGGCGCCGGCGTGGTTGGCGCGGCCGTAGCCGACGATGTACACGACGCCGTTCTTCCCGATCACTCCGTGGCACAGCGGCCCGGGCAGGGTCATGTAGCCGCGGCGGCACAGGTCGACGGTCCGCTGCGTGCCGGTGGTGACGGTGTGGTGGATCATCACGCCGTGCACCGGGCCCCAGGGGCCTTTGTGGTTGCGGTTGTGGCGCGGCGGGTTGCCGACGACCTCGACCTTCAGGCCCTCGTCGCGCAACGCGCGGATGAACTTCTCGTAGGACAGTGGATCGGCCATGGGCGAGCCCTCCCTTGGGGCATGAGAAAACGCCCCGGCCCGAGCGGCAGCGGGGCGTGATGGTGTGAGGCCGGGTCAGGGGGTGCCGGCGTCGTACGGGGACAGGACGGGGCTGGTGGATCCGTCGCTGATCTCCCCGGCCGTGCCGGAGTTGAGCATGTCGTTGCCGTAGCGGCGGATGCCGGTGCACGTCGAGGTGATGGACAGGCCGTAGGCGGCCTCGTTGCCGGAGCCCCGCAGGCGGCACCGGTTCCCGGTGATCATGACGCTGGCGGCGCTGCTGCTGATGCGGATGCCGTAGTTCCCGGCCGCCGCGCTGGAGACCGCGCGGATCTCGTTGCCGTCGACCCTGACGTCGCTGCCGCCGACGACGTGCACGCCGTTGTTGCCGGTCTCTGTGATGCTGTTGGAGGCGATGACGATGTCGTCGCCCGCGTCCGCGGAGATCCCGTTGTAGCCGATGGCGTGCAGCCGGTTGTGCGCGACGACCGCCCCGGTCGGGTTGGCCTGGCTGACGCCGCTGCCGCCGGTGAGGTTGGCGATCACGTTGCCGGTGGCGGTGTAGTGGTCGGCGTACTCGGTGCGGATCGCGGACTCGCTGCCGGCCATGCCGTCGATGGTGTTGCCGGTGATGGTGGTGTGCAGGATGTGGCCGGTGTCCTCGCCGTGCAGCCGGATCGCGTCGTCGAACCCGGTGAGGTCCCGGAACGTGTTGCCGACGATGGTGAAGCCGCTGCAATCCTGACTGGCGTTGGTCTGCGTCCCGTCGGGCAACTTGGTGGCCTCCGGGTTGCCGGTGTACGGGACCTGGGCGCGGAACCCGGCGCCGCACCCCGTGATGGTGTTTCCGGAGAACACGCAGTCCTTGTAGCTGTAGGCGGTCATCGCGTACTGCGCGCAGTCCTCGAAATGGTTCCCGATCACGCGGACGTTGGTGTGCCAGCAGGTGATCGTCGCGCTGTGGGAGCCGACACCGCGCGGCCACGAGGTGGTGCCCGCTGTGCCCGACGGCCCGAAGGTGCACCCCTCGATGAGGATGTCGTCGCACACGGTGTGGTCGTAGGGCCCGAAAGCCCCATAGACCGACGCGCTCTTGGCGAGGTCGAGCTGCACGGCCTCGGAGAACTCCCTGCCACCCGGGTCAACGAACCCCAAGAACCGGCAGTTCAGCACCCGTCCGGTCTTGGTGCTGTTCAGCTCGATCGCGTGGAACCCGGGCACGTCCCGCACCTCGATATCCCGGATCGTGACCCGCTCGGCATGCGCCAGCGAGATACACATCCGCGAGGCGGTCAGACCGGGCACGGTGCCCTGCATCTCCCACACGCCGCCCTCGATGAGCAGATCCCCATGGCCGGTGTAGCCGCCGAGGTCCTGCTCGGTGTCGCCGTTGACCATCACCGTGGCATCCGCGCCCCGGATGAACCGCGCGCCCGGCAGCAGCGTCAACCGGGTGCGGCGGCGGATCCGCAGCGGCAGCGTCGCCAGCAGATAGTCCCCGGGCGGCACGATCACCCAGCCGCCGCCCGCCGACCACGCGGCCGTCAGCGCGGCCTGGATCGCCGGAGCATCGTCGGTGACACCGTCGCCGGCCGTGCCGTAGCCGGTGACGTCGATCATGCGAGAGGGGGTGACCGGCTCCCCGCCGACGGTGAGGGCGTCGGCGGCCAGGTCGTCGACGGTCACCCCGCCGGAGAGCGCGGCCCCGCCGGACGCGGTGAGCGTCCCGGTGACCGTCAGCGGCGCGGTGACGGTGCCACCGGCCGACCGCGACAGCGCCCCGGCCGCCGCAGCCGCCGCTTCCTGCGCGAGCTCCCGGGCAGCCTGGTACCAGCGCACCGGCTGCCCGGAGGACCCCGTATAGGAGAAATCGATCGCCGTGACGCCGTCGACGCGGAACTCCCGGATCGCGCCCGGCTGATCGTGCCCGGCCGGATTGGACCGCAGCTCAGCGATCGGCGTGACCCCGTCCAGCTCATACAGGGCAGTGATCTGCTCGCTCGTGCCCGCCCGGTACACCACCACCGGGTAGTCGGGCACCACATCCCCGGTGGAAGTGGTCAGGACATCGGCGGCCGTACCGCCGAAGGTGTACATCGGCATCCGTGCGCCGCCCCTCAGTCGATCCAGTACGAGAAATCGAGGCCCACCCAGGAGCTGCCACTGCCGTCCTGCGAGTACCACATGATCGAGCCCCAGGTGCCGTCGTTGACCTCCCAGCCCTCCCCGAGGACCTCGATACGGCCGACGCCGACAATCGGGTCACCGGAGATGGTCTGCCCGCCCGCGCCGCGGCCGGTGTAGCGCGGCCGGCAGTCCTCCGGCACGTCGCCCAACTTGATGGCCGGGCTGCCGACGATGAGCGCCCCGTCGGTCTTCTCCACTGCCCCGCGCACATGCACCCGATTGCCGATGCGGCGGATCCCGGGCGGCACCGTCCCGGACGACAGGCCGGCCACCAGCGACAGCGGCCGCCAGGCCGGGTCGGGCTCGTAGACCGTGGCCCACGTGTTCGACGTCGCGCTCGTCTTGAGCCACAGTGAGCCGTCCTCGGCGGACACCGCGGTGTGCAGCGGTGCGTCGCCGAAGTCGGCGTCGCGCTGCGCCTGGTCGGCCACATGCTGGATCAGGTGCGGGTCGATACCGCTCGCCAGGGCGGCGAATGCCGCCGGGCCGACTGGTGCGTCACCGCCTGCGGGGACCGGGAGTTGGGCATAGCCGATCTCGGCCACAAGGGGCCTCCTTACGAAAATTCGATCTTGAGAGTGCCGCCGGACACGGCCATGTAGTCGGTAGAGCCACGGGCGTAGATCGCCAGGCCACGGGCGGCACCAGTGGCGAGGGCCGTGCGCCAGGCGGCGGGCAGGGTCGCGGTGCCGGTACCGCCGACCGACAGCCGCAGCAGATCCTCCGGCCCGTCCCCCAGGGACAGCTGCCCCGACGGCGGCGAGGTGTAGGAGTGCAGGTACAGATGCAGCGGCCGTTTCGCGTTCACGCCGGAGCCGCGCCGCCGGGTGAAGCCGACAGTCATCTTCGCGACAGTCTTGCCCGAGCAGGCGTCGGCGATGGCCGTGCCGTAGAACCAGCCGCCGCGGCGGTCGCCGCCGCCGGTCCAATCCCCCTGCATGGGGAAATCCGCGTAGCTGTCCGGCCGGCCGCCCCGCCACGACCCCGAGTCGGTCGGCGAGAGCGACACCGGCCGCGCGACCGCACCAGTCGGCTCATCCGGCGGATCAGTCGGCTCGGTGGCGACCTGCGCGTACAGCTCGGCCTTGCCGTCCGCCGCTTTCCGCACGTACAGGGCCGTGGGCTGCATCCACCCGTCCCCGGACGGTGTGCCGGTGCCCCACGTCATCGCCCGCACCGCCTGCGCGCCCAAGGCGATCTCACGCACCGCGTCCTCATCCAGCGCCCCCGGATCCTCACCGAGCCGCCACATCACCACCGGCCGTGCTCCGGGCCGCACCGCGACCCAGTCGCCGGCCTGGCGGCCGCGGTAGGAGTCGGCGCACGGCACGTCGAGGATGAGCGCCCCGCCCAGGTCGAGGTTCACGGTCCCGGCGTCGGTGACGTCGACGACCTGCGCGCTGACGACTGTGCCGCCGCCGGTGCCGGATGCGGCGCGGGCGAGGTCCTCGCCGAGCTGTCGTGCTGCCCCGCTCATCCTGTGGTCCTCCGGGTCGTCGTCCGTGTCGTGCAGGTCATGGACGCGCCGCCCAGCTCGTACGGGCAGGAGTCGATGATGTGCCGCTGCCACTCGCCGGGCCGTATCTCGACGTCGACGACGTCGCCGGGCTCCAGCCCGGGATGGCACACGCTCGTGAAGCTGAGGCTGCTCTGCACGCCAAGGGAGTCGGCGAGCCGCGCCCGGCCGACCTCGTGAGCCTGCCCCACTGAGGCGATCAGCGGCGAGGTGTACCGCTCGACCCGCAGCCGGACCGGCAGCCCGAGACGCTGCGGCGCGAGCGGGTCCTCGACCGGGTCCGGCCCCGCGTAGGTCAGCGACTGTGGGTCGTCGTCCCACACGAACACCGGCCCCACGGATGGGCTGCCGTCCCCGCCGTCGCCGGAGACGGCCCACAGGTTCACCAGCCCTTCGGCCGACTGCTCCTCCGCCGGTTCACCGACCACCGCCACACCGCGCGGGATACGCCACACCACCGGGTCCGACAGCGTCGGCACCGGCGCCATCGTGAACACCCCCCGAGCGTCCACAAACGCCTCTGCGCCGAGCGCCGCAGCGATCCCCGTCGCCGTGCCCGAACTGTCGGTGCCGGACGACAGGGCCGCCCACCGGTCCTCGTCGCCGACGAACTGCGGGATCGGCGTGCCCGGGTCGGCTCCGTCGCGCCACGACACCGGCACCCCCGGCAGCGCCTCACCCACCAGCACCCCGACGAGGGCCTCAGCGGTGTCCGGCCCGATGGTGCGCGGTGTCGGAAAGCTCGCGGACCGGATGGCGTCCTCCAGCCCGAGCAGCTCCAGCTCGACCCCCAGCCGAGTACGGCGGGTACGGTCGACGACGTACACCCCGGCCGGGATCCACACCGGGTCCATCCGCGGCCCGGCAACGCCCTGCCACAGCCGCACGCGGGTGGCCTCGGTGTTGATGCCGCCCCGGCCCACCGGCACGTCCAACAGCTCGACGGACGCGGTGTACCGGCACTCCGCGGTACGGTCCGGCGTCACCGACCCGCCCCCGACCCTGGCCGACACCCAGGTGCGGCCGCCGTCGTTGGACCACTCCGCCCGCACCGGCCTGCGTGCCGCCCCGTGCAGCGCAGCGACCGCCTGAGCGGACACGCGCTGCATCAGACGACCCCGTTCGTCGACAGCGCAGCCCACGAGCTGTACGCGGCGGCGACCTCGTCCCACGTCGCGAACTGTGCCGCCACGTGGTCCCACGACCACCCCGGCAGCCGCAGCGGCTGCCCGGCGGTGTCCGGCCGCGCGATCGGCTCGATCGTGAACCCGAACTGATAGCCCTCGGATGAGCCGAGCTTGCCCGTCGGAGTCGGGCCGGTGATCTCACCCGGCACGAAAAACCGGTCCGGGGTGAGGTACCCGGGCCGGACCTGCGCCAGCAGCACCCCACTGCGCAGCAGCTCCCGCACCTGTTCGACCCGCTCCGGCGGCACATCGACGACGACCTGCGCCGTCTCCGCACCGTGCTCGTCGTACGCGAGAGCCCGATACGGCGACCCGGCCACGTCGACCGCGTCCTGCCGGGCCGCCGACGTCGGCGACTGCCACGACACGACCATGCACCGCGCCGACAAGCCGGGCTCGTCGAGGCTCTTGAGCCACAGGTCGTCGTCCGCGCCGGCCTCTGGCGCCGGAACCGTCACCGCCAGAGACGACGACGGCCCTTCACTGCCGTCCGCGTACACCGGTACGGCCGTGTACACCACGGCGACACCGAGCGGCGCCTCATGGTCGTACGCCGTCCCCACGCCCTCGACCGCCCACGCCGGGTCCGCGGACCGCACCGGTACCGGCCCGGCCGCCCCCGGGTCGAGGCGAGTGATCCGCACCTGCCGCACGCTGGCGGCGTCGGCGAGTGGGACGCTCGCGGTGTAGTCGACCGCGAGCGTCACCCCCGCCCACGCCTCGTCCACCACCGCGGCTAGCCACCCATCCGGCGACGTGGTGCGCTCCGGCGGCGTCACCTGCGGCGCCGACAGGTCCACGATCATCGGCATCCGCCGTCACCCTCTCCTTGCTCCGGCGCGGCTGCGCTGCCGCACCGCTGACAGTCCGGCGTCGACCCGCTCGTCGACGACCGCCTCGAACTCTCGCTCACCGACACGCAGGATCAGCGTGTCGCCGCGGCGCAGCGCCCCCTCATCGACCGGCGGCCGCTGCCCGCCCACCGGAACCGGAGCACCGCCCCGCGCCAGTGCCTCAGTCGCCACCCGCGGCAGCACCCCGACCATGCCCGTCACCACCGCCGCGCCGAGCTGCTCGGCCTCACGGCGCGCCATCCGCAGCGACGTGCGATGGTCGTAGATCGTCTGCCCGCCACCGAACCGCAGCAGCTCCGGCCCGCGCTCGCCGACCCACGCGACCTCACCGGGCCGCGGCCGGCCGCCGCTCGCGTAGCCCTTCGGGGCGGCGTTGGCGTTGGCCTGCTGGACGCGGGTGATGTTGCCGTAGCGGGCGACGATGTACCGGATCGCCGCGGCTACGTTGCTGACCGGGTCGAGGATGCCCCGTGCCCGCAGCGAGTTCGGCACGTACGCGGACCACGTCGGCGGGATCGTCTGCGCCAACCCCTGCGACGGCACGCCGTTCTTGGCGTTGATGTCCCAGTTGTTGATCGCCCGCGGGTTCCAGCCCGACTCGCGCGTGATCAACGTGTTGAGGCCGGCGAGCCACTGCGCCAGCACACCCGGCGGCGGCACCCCGGCCGCGGCGAGCGCCTGCATCAGGATCGCCCGCCGACGCCCCGACGGGATGCTCCCGCCGATCGCGCCGTCACCGCCGCCGGTGTCCCGGAACCAGTCCATCACCATCGTCTTGATGCCGCCGACCGCCATGCGCGGGACCTGCGCGATCGCCTTGCCCCACTTCCCGCCACCGATCGTCTTGAGCGGCTCCAGCACGCTGTTGAAGATGCGCCGCATGGCGGCGGACGGGTCCGACAGGAAGTCCGCAGCGGTCCGGATCCCGCCGAGCACGGCCCCGCCGACCTTCTTCAGAACACCCGTCACACGACCGATCACACCGCCCTCTTCGAGGAGCTGCGTCCCGGCCGCCGCATGCAGAGAGAGCGCCCGCTGCCGGTATCGCGGATCGGTCGGGATCACGTACTCCGGGTACTGCGACCGGCCCTCACCGACGATCGCGGTCGGCCGGTTGTAGATGCCCGGCTCTGTCCCGACCGTGCCACCTCGTTCGAGGAGCTTGACCTTCTTCAGCTTGTGCTCGTCCAGCCCCACCCATCCGGCGATGGAATTCCACGCCTTGAGGAGACCGTCATTCCACACCGTGCCCAGCACGAAATTCACGGGCTTCTTCGTGGCGTCCTTGATGCCGTCCCACGCCTTCTTCACGGCCTTCTTCGCCGTCTCGAAGCTGTCGCCGATGGTGCCGACCGCGCCCTTGAGGCGGTCGAAAATCGGCTTGATGCCCTCACGCCACACCGTGGAAATCTTGCTGCGGATCGTGTCCCACACCGGCCGGATGACCTTGTCGCGCAGCCACCCGAACACCGGCCCAAGCGTGTCCCGCACGAACCCGCTGAGCCGGTCGAAAACGGGCTTGATGACGCTGTTCCACGCAAAGCTGATCGCCGTGCGGATACCCGACCACACGGGCTTGATCACGTTGTTGTACAGCCACTGGAACGCGATCCCCAAGCTCTTGCGGACCACCGCGACCGCGACCTCGAAGATCGGCTGAATAATCCCCCACGCGAAGCTGATCGCCGACCGGATGCCGTTCCACACGGGCTTGATCACCGAGTTGTACAGCCACATGAACGCTGAGCCGACCGCAGAGGCGACCGACCCGACCCACCGGCCGAAGGAGACGACCGCGCCGATCACACCGCTCACGATGTCGATCACGCGGCCGAACTGGTTGAAGATGAAGCTGACGACCGGTCCGGCCAGCCTCAAAAGGATCGGTACCACAAACCCGATGACCTTGCCCGCCAGCATCCCCAGGAACCCGGCAACCTTGCCGATCACCGCGAGGACCGGCTGAGCCTTCTCGAACAACGTCGACAGCTTCTCGCCGATCATCTGCACGCCGGGCACAACCCGCTCACGGATCAGATCCGACAGCGTCCGGAACACCGGCCCCAACCCCGATGCGAGCCCGCTGTAGACCTTGACCGCGGCCGGCCACACGGTGCCCACCAAGATGCTGCCGAGCTTGCTCATCCACCCGAAGGTGGTCTGAGCCGCCGCCCCGAAGTACTTCGACAGGGCCGGGCCCAGGTCCTCGCGGAACAGCTTCCCCAGCCTGCCCAGGGCAGGCAGCAGCGTCGTCCGGGTGACCTCGCCGAGCTTCTGGAACGCCGGACCGAACGCGGAGCGCGCACCGGCCCCGACCTTCTCCAGCGACGACGACAGCGGCGCGAGCGCCCCACTGCCACGTGCCGCACCGAACAGTCGCGACACCGCGCCGGTCGCCGTCTTCCACGCCGGGCCGAACGTGCGGTTCAAGAACCCGGATACACGCGACAGGGCAGGCAGCACGTACCCGCCGACCGCGTTCACGAGCCCCTGCTCAAGCGTCCGCTTGAACGTCTCGATCCGTGTCGAGGCGTTGTCGTGCAGGGTGTCGCCCATCCGGTCCGCTGCCCCACCGACCTTGCCGAGCGCGTCGGTCGCCTTGCTCGGGTCGAGCGCGAACAGCGACTGTTGCAGGTCTTCGGCCTTCGTGCCGAACAGCGCGATCGCGACCTCGGACCTCTTCGCCGGGTCCTCGATGGCCCGGATCTTGTCGAGGACCTTGTCGAGCGCCTTCCCCGCCTCCGGGCCGCCCTTCGCGAACGTCTGCGCCATCTCCGACGCAGACAGCTGGATCGCCTTGAAACCTTCCTTCGTCGTATCCGAGCCGTCCTTCGCGCGGATCGCGAACTCCTTCAGCGCATCCGCGACCGTGTCCGAGTCGCGCGCGCCGGCCTTGAGTCCCTGCGTCAGCAGCCCGAGCGCCTGCGAGCCGGTCAGCCCCAGGTCACGGAACTGAGTCGAATACTCGTTCAGGGTGTCGAGCAGGTCCTCGCTCTTGTCCGCGCCGCTCTGGAACCCGCGCGTGATCAGGTCGAACGCTTCCTTGCCGTCCTTCGCCAGCCCCGTCTTGATGAGCTGACCAGCCGCCCGCGCGGAGCCGCCGACGTCCGCGTCGAACGTCTCCGCCAAGTTCAGGGCGGCTTTCGACAACCCGGCCAGGTCCTTCTTCGGCGCGTTGACCGCGACGACACCGTTCTGCGCGAGCTGCCGCAGACTGTCGTTGACCTGCTCGACGCTCTCGCCGTACCCCTTCGCGTACACGCTGCCCGACACCTTGCCCAGCCGCGCCGACTCCTTCTCGCTGAGCCCGAGCTGCGCGGCGAGCTTGTCGCCCGCCTTCTCCTGCGCCATCGCATCCGTGACGCCCTTGACCAGCAGCGCCCCCGCCAAAGCACCGACCGCGAGCATCCCGCCCTTGACCTTGCCGCGGATCCCACCGACCACGCCCTGCCCCGCCTGGTCACCCGCAGCGGCGCCGGCGTCGGCCATCGGGTCGGCGACGGCGGCCTGCACGCTGCCGGAGTGGCGGGACATCTGCCGGTCGAGTTCGGATGCGAACCGGCGCATCTCGGGGACGATGCTGACGTACCCGACACCGACCTCGACCGGCATCCCTGTCACCCCTTCCCGGGTAGGACTTGCGCGGTGATCCGCTGGTACGCGGTCCGCGCCTGGTCGCGTTTGTGCTCGGCGTCCTCGGCCGTCTCCTCCGGCAGCGGATCGCCCGGCCGCCACCCCCGCTCGGGGTACGGCAATGCTGGCTTGTCCGGGTCGCGGTGCGCGTTTCGGAAGTCGGTGACGAACTGCGCGAGCAGATCGACCACGTTCTCGGCGGCGTAGTCGACGTGCCGCCAGTCGTGCCCGGCCTGCGCCCGCGCCGTCGCCCCGTCGGGCGGCAGGTTCTCGACCATGACCCGCAGCAGCCGCAGGCTGATTCGGCGCTGCCAGAACGCCGCCAGTGGCCCTCCGGGCCCGTAGCCGGGGTAGTGGCGCATCAGGTCCGCCTCGACGGCTTCCGGCTCGTCTCCGAGGACGTCGAGGACGTCGTACGTCACCGTCTCGACGGCGCCCTCACCGCCGCCGTCGGCTACGCCCTGGTAGGGCGGTGCCGGTTGAGGGTGTCCTGCATCTCGGAGCGGGCCGCGACGTACACCAGCATCAGGTCGTTCGCGGTACCGCCGCTCTTGACGAACTCGGTCCACTGGTCGCCGAGCAGAACGCGGGCCTTGCCCTCGTCGCCCTCGGCCGCGTCGATCCGGAGGGCGGTGTCGTCGTCGGTGAACAGCGGGTGCGGGAAGCTGTAGGTCTTCCCGTCGTCGGTCTCCACCTCGACACGGTCACCACCGACCGCGTCGGCGTACGACGCGCGCACCGCAGACAGCTTGTACCGGGCCTTGTTCGGCTTGGACATGATCGGAACTCTCTTCCTCGGGTGAGCAGTGGGTGAGCATTCAAGGCGCGGGGGCGGAGGGGCTCACCCAGAACCACCGCCCCCGCGCCGATCAAGAGGGGACAGGTCAGGCCCCGCCCGGCGTGGTGGTCGTCACCGTCACCGCCGGAGTCGTCCCGCCGGTCAGGCCCGTCCCATCACCGGTCATCTCGGCCACGTCGGTGCCCGCGTACTGGCCGACGAACGTCACCGTGACCGGCGTGCCCGGGTGCGGGCCGCCCGCGCACGTCACGTCGCCGGGGTCGATGTTCGACAGCGCCTCCAGCGCCGACTGCACCGCGGACGCGGTCGCGTCGAACGCGATCGCCCCGGTCGTCTGCGTGTCGAACGTGAGCGTGTAGGTGCCGCCGGTCGGGCTGCCGGTGATGGCGACGCTCTGCACCTCGTTCGACCCCGGCGACAGGGACCGCCAGCCCGGCCCGTCCACCCAGTTCCGGCACGACGTGCCGACCGCGCTGTCCCGGTACGCCGTGAACGTCACCGGCCGCTGCGTCTCCGTGCTGCGCGCCCACTGCTCGTCGTCCTTGCTGGTGAGCCGCGCCCGCGGCAGGAACTTCACGACGTAGATCTCACTGCCGTCGTCGGCGTAGTCCAGACCGATGAACAGCAGCCTGCGGAACGGGTTCTTCGGCGTGCTGGGGCGGTCCCACGACCACGCCGACCCGACCGCGGGCAGCGCGCCCGTGCCCGACAGCGGCAGCCCCTCGTACAGGGCGACTGCGGCCTGGTTGGTCTCCTGCGGCGTGTAGCTCGCCGTCAGCACGTCCGACTCGACGTCCGACCGGGTCGGCTCCACACTCTGCGACGACGTCACGTCCGCCATCGACAGGTCGGACGTGAACGTCAGCCCGTCGTCGGTGGTGTACCCCACGGCGACGTAGCCCGACGGCAGGGCCGCGAGCTCCCCGGTCGTCTCGTTGAACGGGTTCGTGATCGCCTCAGCGGACGCGTCGGCCGCGTACACGGCCTGCACCAGTTGCTTGCGGATCAGCTCGGTGCGGAGATCCGCCATCAGGTCCGGCGGGGTCGGGGTCGTCATGATGCCTCCCATGCAGAAACCCCCGGCCACGTGGCGCGGGGGCGAATACGGTCAAAGGGCCGGGTGAGCCAGGGTCAGGGGGCGAGCGTGCGGCCGCGCAGGGCCACCTCGACCGCGAACAGGTACCGGGGCACGCCGCTCTCGGGGTCCGGCGACAGGTTCGGGCCGCCCATCTCGACCACGTCGTACGCGGCCGCGCCACGCCACCCCGGGATCGCGTGCACCAGCGCCCGCACAACCTGCACGAGATCAGCCGCCGCACCCTCATCCGGCGCCCAGCACGCGATGTCCAGTCGCGGCCGGTCCGTGATCCGGTCCAACTGCGTACCGCCGACCCGCTCGACCCGCACGAACTGCGCTGGCCGGGGCGACGGCACACGCGAGACGACCGGCACCGGATCGCCGCGCTCGGCGAGCTGCTCGCGCAGGTACGCCGCGACGAGCTGCACCGCGTCCGGGAACCCTACGGGGGCGCCCATCAGTCGGCCCCGCGGGCGCCGTCCAGACCACGTAGCAGCGCCCGCCGCGAGACGTCCGGGTCGGCTGTGGAGTAGTCACCGAGCACCGCGCCACGCACACGCCGCTCGCCCGTCTCGATGTCCGTGCGGAACTGCCCGTCGGCCTCCGAAGCGGCGGCCGCGGCCCGCTCCGCCGCTCTGGTCTTCCGCTCGATCAGCGCCCGCGTCTGCGGCGCCGTGAGGAACTCGGCGATCTTCTGACGGTTCGGCCGGAACCGGGACCGGGCCACGGTCATCACCCCTCTACTACTCGCAGCCTGACCTCGTAGTGGTGCAGCTCCTCCGGCGACCACGCCGGACCGGCCGGCCCGGCCACCTCGAACGTGCTGCTGTTCCACTCGACCCGCGACGCCCCAGTCACAGCCAGCGGGTTGCCGTCGACGTCGACCGGGTTGCAGATCAGCGTCCACTCACCGATCTGCGCGTTCCGCTGATCGGTCTCCTCCGCGCTGGTCTGCTGCTGCATCCACGCCCGCGCCGACTGCCGGGACGGGCTCGCCCAGTCCTCGACCTCGTTGCCGTACCGATCGGTGCGCGTCCCCGCAGTGAGGACGTCGACGAGGTGCGGCAGCACCGCCTCGTCGATCACCACACCCACCCGCCCCGGCTGACCGGCGACCACCCGCCGTCGTCGACGAGCCCGATCGTGTACGCCGCGTCCGACCCCGGGTCCTCGACCGGTGTCGGCTGGAGCAGCGCGACCTCGTCGTCGGTCAGGTACAGCCCGCCGTCCTCGCCGAGCGTCTCGGAGTACTGGCCGATCGTCCGCTGTCGGTAGCCGCCCGGGTTCGCCATCACTCGGCGGGTCACCGCGACCGCGACCGTCCGCAGCACGTCCGGGTCGGGCTCGTGGCCGGCCGGGATGTGGCGGCGCATCAGCGCGGACGCGTCCGCGAGGTACGCCTCGACCTGCGCCCGCTTCGCGCCGGTGAGCGTGACGGCGGCGCGCGCCTCGTAGTCATCGACCGTCGCGTACGCCGCCACCCGCCTACTCCTCCCGCTCGGGCTCGATCACGCCGTTCCGTTCGAGCAGCGCGATCACGTCGTCGCGGCTCATCTCGTCGTCGGTGTCGTAGCCGTTGGCCTCGGCGAACCGCCGCCACGCCTCGACACCGCTCCCGCGGCCCGAACGGGGCGGCGCCTCGACGGTGCTGGGGGCGCCGGGGTCGGTGAACCCGACCGGGCCCGGGCCGCCGCCGTCACCGTCGCTGTCGTCCGCGCTGGTGCCCTCCCACGCGTGGTCGCCGATCCGCTTCGCGACCTCCGCCGGGACCTCGCTGTCGGGCCCGTACGCGGTGCCGTCGACGTGCACGTACGACCGCAGCCTCCGCGCCATCAGACCACCACCGCCTTGAACGTGAGGTTCGGCTCGCGGACGACCGGCATCCCGACCGCCGCCGCGTGCGTCCACAGCCTGACCGGGTTCTTCGTCTTCCACGTCGCCGCGACCACACCGGCACGCCCGTCAACGCCGGCGTACTCCGGCTCCAGCGACTCCGCCGTCGTCCCGAGCAGGAACCCGCCCAGGTCCGTCGGCGCGGCCGCGTCCGTCGGCCCCGGGTCCGGCACGAACACCAGCGCATCGACCGGCATGATCCGCGTCGGCGTCCCGTCCACGCTCACCCGCGCGTCGTTCAGCTCGATCGCCGGCAGGTCGAGGGACTCCAGCACCGTGTTCAGCTGCTCGACGCTCACCATCGGCGACGACCCCGACGGCGCCAGCGGATACACCTGCCGCACCACCTGGTCGCACTGCCGCAGATGCGACAGCACCGTGCGCGGCATCAGCATCCGCGCCGGCGGCCGCCCGTTGGTGTCGATGTAGGTCTGCACCCACGATTCGAGGTCGTCCAGCGGGACCGCGTTCGCGTGGTCCGACCACAGCACCGCCGCGGTGACGGAGTGCGCCGGATCCCGCCCGAAGTCCACCGGCGCGAGGGTCACGCCGTTCTCGTTGATCGTGAACTGCGCGTTCGCCAGCGCCTCACCCTTACCGACCTCGAACCTCGCGGCGATGTTCGTCGCCAGCCGGTACGCGTCCTGCGCGATCGCCCGCCGCACCGGGTCGGCGTCGTCGAGGCTCCGGATCCGCAGCCGGTCGTACTCGTTCAGCGGGATCGCCTCGCTGATCGGCGGCAGCTCACCCATCACCTGCGACACGCCCTCACGGCGCCCGATCCGCGACTCCGCATCCCACGACCGGTACACGGACGCCTCGGCGAGCCCGCCGGTGCCGCCCTTGGTGTACTGGAACGTGATGTCGTCGATCACGACGTTCGGCAGCCACCTGCCCAGCGTGAACGCGTTGACCTGCTGCTCGGCGAGCGCCCGACGGGTGACCGCGGTCAGCTCTTCGGGCTCGATGTACTCGGTGTCCAGCACCCATGCCATCTACGCCACCCCCTCTCAGATGAACCGGATCGAACCGGCGACGTCGGCCTGACCGGCGGCGTCCACCGCCACCGGCAGACGGCTGCTGCGGACCTTGCCGTGCGTGAGCATCGCCCCCGCCACGTCGACCGTGTTGTCGGTCGGCGCCGCGACGGCGGCGTACAGGAACCCGACGAGGGTCTCCGTGCCGTCCGTCGCGGCGCCGTTGTACAGCCCGTACTTGCCCGTCGCGGTGATCCTCCCGAGCGGCAGACCGCTCTTGAAATAGCCGTCCGGGTAGTGCGTGGCGGCGGTGAACGTCGAGGTGTCGAGGGTGACCGACTCGGTCGCCTGCGTGCCGTGCTCACTGCCCAGCCACGACTGATCGTCAGCCCCGAACGTCTCAGTCCTGAGACGGAGGTCCATTGCTCTCTCCTATGGTCGTCACGAACCCGCGGTGGTCTTCGGCTTCCGGCCGTACAGTTCCTCGAACAGCTCGTCGCCGCTGACTGCACCGCGCTTGCTCTTGCTGCGGCCGGACCCGTTCCGGGCCCCCTGATAGCCGCTCCCACGACGCCGGCGGCGCGTGTCGCGCCCGTCCTGGTCGTCGTCCTCGTCGTCCGTGTCGGACCTCGCCGGGGCGAGCTTGTCGACGAGCTTGGCGATCGCCTCGTCGTCGGCTTCGCCGTCCTCGTCGACGTACTTCTTCAGGTTGATGTCCTCGACGACTTCCTTCGGGTCCGGGATCCGGCCCTTGGCAGCCGCCAGGAACGCACTGCGGGCGACCCGCACGCCGGCCTTCACGCGTTCCTCCGCACGCGCAGCGGCGACCGCCTCGTCGATACGCTTCTCGACCTCGCTCATGCCCTCACGCTTGAGCTTCGCGAGCTCCTTCGCAGCGGCAGCGTTGGCCTTGGCGCGCTGCTCGTGCTTCCGCGCCTGCGCCTTCCACTTCTCGGCCTCCGCCTTGTGGTCCGGCTCGTCGTCGTCCTTCCCCTTGTCGGGGTCCACGTCGTCCGGGTCGTCCTCCGGGTCGCCCTCGTCGGGGTCGTCCTCCGGATCGCCGTCGTCACGGCCGTCCCCGCCCCGGACAGGCCAGATCGGGTACAGCTCGCCCGGGTCCTCCCCGGGCCGTGCCTTCCGCCAGCCGACAGCCGTGATCCCGGTGAGCGCGTGGCGGGGCAGAGTGCGTGTGGACATGGTCGTATCTCCCGTGTCGGGTCAAGGGTGAGCAAGGGTGTGCGCCGTGTCGGCGCAGATGGTCTACGAGCCGGGCACGTCCCGCGGCCCGGTGTGCTCGTGACGACGGACGGCCAGCAGCGGCCCGTACTCGCCGTGCTCGCGCGTGACGATGACGTCCCGGTAGTCCGGCGCCCGCCCCCCACGGTCGGACGCCCCGGTACCCGCCGCGATCGCCGCGTGTGCCTCTTCGAGCAGCCGCTCGTCGATGATCTGCCCCGGGTCACGGTCGCCCGGAATCGGCTCGGGCCGACAGTGGCAGCCCGGATGGATCGGCATCAGGTTCTCAACCCGGTACCGCTGCGTACTGGCGATCACGCACAGCCCGCAGTTCTTCCCGCCGCCCAACCGCCGACGGAAGAACCGCGCGCGCCCGCTGCGGGTCATCGTCTCCCGCGCCGCGTGCGTCCGCGCGAGCTGGAGATCCGTCTCGGTGATCGACAGCAACCGCGTACGGCCCTCGCTCCGCGACTCCGCGAACGATTTCCCCTGCGACAACGCCGTCCAGGTCGTGACGAACGGCCGCCGGTACACCTCCTCCGGCGGCGTCCCGCGCAGCGCCTCGTCGAGCTGCACACCCACCGGCGCCGCCGCCCCACCGAGCATGTCCGCGATCATCGCCGACAGGTACGCGTCCGTGACCGCACCCATCTGCTGCTGCGCGCCGAGCACCACCGGCAGCACTCGCTCGATGAACGCGGCCGCGTCCGCGTCCCGGTAGGACCCGAGCGAATCGAACGCCGCCAGCACGAACGAGATGACCCGGTCCCGCAGCGACGTCGTCAGCGCGTCGTACCGTTCGGTGAGCGCCGCCTGCAACGCCGGATCAGGCATCGACCACACCCCCGCCATCCGGCTCGGGCTGGTTGCCCGCCGTCGGCGCCGGGTTCGCCGGCAGCAGCGACGCCGCGAGCAGCTGCTGCGCGGCCGCACCCGAGTTGATCCGCCGCACCCGCTCCGGCGTCTCGTCGAGGTCCTCCGCGATGATGTCCAGCGGATACCCGATGCTCTTGAGCTTCGTCGCCGCGTCCGCCCGCACCGCCGGGCTGAGGTACTCCGGCCGCGCCCACCGCACCGTCGCCTCGGTGTAGTCCTCCTCGACCCCGGCCTGCGCCGCCGCCAGCGTCATCACGTCCTCCAGCGCCTCCCCGAACGCGGCGATGTGCTCCCTGCACTTCGCCACGTGCATCAGGTCCAGCGCGGCGACCGTGTCCGCGCTGATGTTGATCAGGTCACCGGCGTAGTAGTACGCCGGGGTCTGGCTGATGATCAGCATGTCGCGGACATCTGACGCGTGCTCGGCGAGGAACGGCCGGAGGTCCGTCGCGTCGAGCTGCCCGAACATCGCGTCCGTGCCCTCGGACACCCACACGCTGTTCGGGCCCGGAACGAACGGCTGCTCAACCGTGGTCAGCCCCGTCGTCGGGTCGATCTTCCGCTTGAACTCGTGCCCTTTCACCCACTTCTGCCGGAACCCGCTGTACCGGCTGGCGGCCATGCGGTTGAGCACGCCCATGTTCACCCGGTCCTGGATGTCCATGGCGACGGCGAACTCAGGCTCCGGGTCCTCCCCAAGATCCGGCATCCGCGCGAACTCCACCAACGGCAGCATCCCGAGATCGTGCTCGACACCGTCATCCAGCGGCACCCACGAATCCGGTCCCCACGGCAACCGCGCCGGACTGCACCGCTCCCGCGTCCGGTACGCGAACCGCATGTCGTCGTACAGCACGACCGCGTACCCGAACCCGTCGACGTCGCTGTGCATCGCCTTGAGCCCGACGTACGCCTCATCAGTCGCCGGATCCCGCTCGACGATGCACTCTCGCGGATGCTCGGCGGTGATCAGCGGCGACGGACGGCCGTTGTCCTCGACCCGGGTCGGGTGCTCACCGACGAGCATGTACCCGGCCGCCTGCGTCATCGCCACCCGCCACACGGCCTTCTGCCGCGAGTCCAGCCGGTTCAGCTGCCACCACCGCGACGCGTTCTCATCCGGCTCGCCGTCCCGCCCGGTCACCCCCAGCGCCCGCAACCGGTGCACCGTCGAGTTCGCGATCACACCGCAGAAGTTCGTGCGCGCTTTCCGCTGAAAGTCGATGAACGCTTGCTCAGCCCGCTTCGGCAGCTCCGGCAGCGGCGGCCGGCCCCGGTAGTACCGCCACCACTCGTCGAGTACGCTCGCGCGCTTCCGCAGCCTGCGGCCCAGCCGCAGCAGCGCGAAGTCGGGGTTGTCGAGCTCCGGTGTCTCGTCGAGCACGGCTTGCCCCTCCTGGTCAGAACGTTCCGCCGAACATCTCCGGCTTCTCGGATGCGATGCCCTTCGCGATGGCGTCGAGGCGGCACTGCCACGCCAGCACCGCGGCGCTCGCCGCGTCGATCTTGTCGGCGCTGTCCGGATGCGCCTTCGCGATCTGGATCCCCGACCGGGTCTTCCGCCGGCGGGCGTTGAGCAGGTGCCGCACCAGCGCCGACGACCCGTCGTGCGTCAGCTCGCCCTCGGTCAATGCGGTGTGGAACTTCTCCAGCGCCCGCACGATCAGGTTCGACCGGCCACCGGTCATCCACCACTCGATCGGATGGTTCCGCGTCGCCTGCACCTTCAGGCGCGGCCCATACGCCGCCTCCCAGTCCGCGACGTGGCTCTCCCACTTCGCGGGGTCGGCGTACATACCGACGACGTCGTACGTCTCGAACGCCTCATGCACCGCGGCGAGCACCTCGACGACCGGCACCCGCCACTCGACCGGCTGCCCGTCCGGCCCGATCTCCGGCCGGGCCGGCGACTCCCACACGCCGATCGTGAACACGTGCCCGTCCGACAGGCGGCAGCCGATCAGCGCCGTCGCGTCCGTCACCCCACGGGCCCGCTTCCGCGACCCGTCGAACCCGAGCACGATCCGCTCGCCCGGCTGCACCTGCCGGTTCAGGTCCGACGCGGCGCGCACCTCCGGCGCCGACAGCCACGCATCGCTGGCGTGGGTGATCTGGTTGAGCAGGTCCGCCCGCAGATCCTGCGGCTCGTTCGACGTGTCCCAGAACTCGGACGTCAGCCGCTCGATCGGCGACCACCCCGGCGGACACGGCGGATCGTGCAGCACACACCCGTCAGGATGGTCCGAGCTGTCGCCGTACGCCCACCGCAGCCCAGCCACGAGCGACCGCTCGTCGCTCATGTCCGTCTCCGGCGGCGCCTCCCGGTGATCCACCAGAATCCCGCGCGCCCGCGACCGGCCGTCGAGGATCGCCTGATAGTCCGCCGCGGACTGCTCAGCGACGCTGCCCTCGCCCGGAGTGAACGCGTTCGGCGTCTCGATCACCGACCCGCCCAGCTTCGCGGCATTGAACCGCATCACCCGCGCCAGCCGCTTCCCGCCGTTGGACTCCCGCCACTCCTCCGTCTGATCCATCGACGCGAAACACGCCGGGTCGCCCTTCGCCGACGTCGCACTCGACGTGATCGGGCTGATCTGCCCCCGCGGCAGATAGATCACCGTGTCCAGCACATCGAGCCCATAGTCAGCCGCCAGCGACCCGCCCCGCGCCATCTCCAGCAGCGGCAACCACGTGTTGTCGGTCTGATCCTCGGTCACCGCCGCGATACGCACCAGCGGCGTCCGCAGCGAGTGCCACGGCCGGCCGACCGGCTCGCCGTCCGCGTCGAACCCGTCGGCGACGACGTCGGCGCAGGCCTCCGCGAGCGCGATCGCCCCGACGAACGGGCTCTTGCCCCAGCCTCGCGGGCGGCTGAGTAGCGCGCGGTGGATGACGCGCTTCCCGGTGACCGGGTGTACCTCGTAGAACCGGCACAGGAACTCGGCCTGCTCGCGGGTCGGCACGAACGGCTCGCCGTCGTCCCGGCCGGGCTGCGCGAGGTTCTGCATCATCCAGTCGAGGACGTACCACCCCAGCGTTGGGCGCTCGCCCTCGTACTCAGGGCCGCGCCACGGCATGACCGCCCCCCGCTACGAGCCCTTGCCCTGGCCGGACTTCCCGCCCGGCATCATCCGCAGCTGCCCGTACCGCTCACGCGCCGACGGCCCACCCGAACGGCCCCGACCCTGATCCGCGTCGTCCGCCTCAGCGAACACCATCCGCAGCCGCGCCCGCGCCGACGGCGTCGCCCCGAACTCCGCCACCCGCAGCCGCAGCTCACCCGCGAGCGACAGGTTGCCCTGCCAGTACCGTGCATGGATCAGCGCCGTGTCGAGCAGGTACTGCCAGTCCGACGAACCGAAGTGCTCCGCCTGCGGGCTGTCGATCCACATCCGCCACCACTCGCGCGTACGCGCCGGCCACACGAACTCGCGCAGCTCGCCGTCGACCTCGACCTCGAAGTCGGGGAGCTCCGGCGGCTCGGCCCGCTCCCACCTGAGCACGGTCTGCGGAACGCTGTCCTTGTTGCGCCGGGCCCGCTTGCTCGGGTCCTTCGGCGCTGGCCCCATGCCTGCCATCGTGTGTACCTCCCGTGTCGGGGTGCGCCGCAGCCACCCCGTGCCGGGGAGCACTACAGCAGAACGTCGATCAACTCGGACAGATCACCGAGCCTGCGGGGCGTGTCGCCCCACGTCTCACCAGTCACCGCGATGAACCGCCCCGTCCCATACACCTCGATCGAGGTGCCATCCCGAGCGATCCGCCGACCGTGCCGCAGCGGGCCCCGGCCCCAGACGTGCAGCCCGCGCCCGCTCACACTGCGCTCGACCCAGCAGCCCGGCGCCGAGTCAAGGATGAGCGCGGCCCACGGCAGCACCTCGCCCTCGTCGTCGAGGCAGTGGTCGAGGTCGATGCACACGATCCCGTCGCCGTTCAGCACGAACCCCAGCCCGGTCCCGACCGTCGACGCCGCCGCCTCCCGGTACCGGGACCACGTCGACGGGTCCGTGCTCGACGCCGTCTCACCGCCGACCGTCAGCGGAACCTTCCGCGCCGTGCGCCGCACCCACCGCGGCCGGCTGGTCAGCTCAGTGGGGATCGTCCGGCGGGCGCGGTGCGCCGCGACCCGGCAGCGGCCCGAGCAGAAGCGGGCGTTGTGCGCGTGCCGGGCGGCGAGGTGTTCGCCGCAGTGCTCGCAGCGTCGGGTGTTCATGCCCCCATCATACCGCGTGTTGTAACGGCAAAACACGATCTGAGCTGCATGTTCGTGGTTCGTTGATTGGGGTGCGACGGACTGAGAGGCGCTCTGCGGAGCCCAACCGCCGCGCCATCAAATCAGCCCACCGCACCCCTGCCCGCCCCACCACGGGCCGCCCACATGCCCCCACAGGGCCGATTTCCCCAGACCCGTACAGACCGACAGCCCCAGCACCTCCCGGAGTCCCGACGGGGAGGGGAGGGGAGGCATAGGCCAGGGGGTAGGGTTCAGAATCTTCGAGTGGTCAACGGCCGGTCGCCCTTGACCGAGTTGCACAGCCGGTGCGCTGTCTTCACATTCGCCATCGAGTGCTTGCCGCCGGCCGCGAGTGCTACGACGTGGTCGATCGTCGGCGACAGCGGGTGCGGTGCGGCGGCGTCTCGGTCGACAGGCTTGCCGCAGATGTGGCACGTCCAGTTGTCCCGCTCGTAGACCTTGGCTCGGAACACAGGCTCGACGAAGGCGTTGTGCTGGATCGCTCTGCGTCGTTCTCTCTGGCTGCCTTTGCTGCATCGGCGTGAGCAGTACGCGCCGGGAACTCCAGTAATGAGGAGCACGAACCGTGTCCCGCAACGTTGGCACGGGCCTTCCACCCATCGCTGTCCCCGTGTCCCGTGTGCAGCTCGTTGCATCTTCAGCTCAGCGAGGTATCGCCGCCGTGATCTCTTCGGCTTCCGAGTGACGGTCGCCTGCGCCGCCCGGTCCTGTGCAGCGCACCGGGGGGTGCAGAAGCGGGTGGGGTGGTCCTTCCGGGTGGGGTAGGGGGTGCCACAGAACTGGCAGGGGCGTGTCTCTCGGCGGGTGGCGTGGTAGCGGCGCTGTGCTTCCTTGGCGGCCTGGCTGCTCTTGTACGCCTTGTGTCTGCCGTCGGCTTGCCGGGCTTTGCTGTAGGCGCGGCGGGCGCAGAGGTCCTGGCAGTACTTCGCTGTGGGGGCGCGTCCGGTGATGGGCTCGCCGCAGTGTGCGCAGGCGCGTGCCTGCGCAGTACCCTTGGGCACTGTCGATCTCCTACTTAGATCGGCCGGCCCCGGGAGTGTTGGTAGCACTCGCCGGGGCGTTTTCTGTTGTGGGGTCAGCCTATCGGCCGCCCGGTCTGGTCACAGCAGTCCGGGATGCTTCTCGGCCGGTCGTCGTTCGCGTACGGCCCATCGCGCGGTGTTGCCCTGGCGGCTGGTCTTGGCCGCGTGGCAGTCGGCGCAGAGGGCTTGGAGGTTCTCGGGCCTGTGGTCGTTGCGGTCGCCGATGTGGTCGACCTGGTTGGCCGGTCGTCCGCATGGCTTGCTGTCGATGCCGCGGCAGCTGTAGCGGTCGCGTTCGAGGACGTACGGCCGGATCTGTGTCTTCCAGTTGGGCGGGAGTTCGTGGCGGCGTCGGCTGCCTTTCCATCCGCCGCTCATTCCCAGTCTCCGTTGTCGTGGTCGAGCGGGTCGCGTGTGGGTTCGGCGCGTTCGTGGTTGCTGTCGAGGACGGTGCCGTCGAGCTGGGGGCTGAATCCGAAGGGTTGGCTGGTGTGCTGCGGGAGGGCGGCGAGGATGCGGAGGGCGGTGTGGGTGGCGTGGTCGAGGGGGGTGGGGGCGTCGTGCCTGGGGGGTGTGTCGGTTGGGGAGGGGGTGTTGCTCGGGTGGGGGGTGCGTATGTCGATGTGGTGGGGTCCGGTGGTGATGCGGAGCCGGGTCGTGGGGGGTGGCTCGTCGGCTGGCTGCTCGGGGTCGGCGGCGCGGTGGTGTCGGGTGGCGAGGGTGGCGGCCGCGCCGGCGAGTGCGGCGAGGGCGGCGGCGGTTCGGGGGTGCATGGTCAGACGCGGGCCGGCCATGCCCAGGTGCCGGGTTCGTCGGTGGTGCCGTGGTGTCGGGAGGGGGCCCACAGGTCGTCGGTGCCGTCGAGCCACACGCGGAGGTTCACGGAGTTGTCGTCCCAGACGCGGACGATGACGGCGGGGTAGGTGTCGCCTTCGGTGACGGGGTTGCCGACGGCGCGGTCGGGGTGGGTGTCGCGGCGGCGCTTGATGAGGTCGACGTCGTCGCGGGTGAGGGCGTAGTGCACGGTGCGGCCGATGGCGGGGCGCATTGTGGTCTCCCTCGTTGGTGGGGTGGTTGGTCCGCTCGGCACGGGTGTGCAGCCAGCACCCCGCGCTTGTGTCGGTGTCCGCGCCGAGCGGGGTGTGTGGGATGGCGAACGCCCCCGGGGCCTGTGGCCGCGCCGGGGGCGTTCGTTGGGGGGTTTGTGGCCCGGTCTGCTGTCTGGGCAGGGGGCGTCTGTGTGGCCATCTTGGGACAGCTGGGGGTGATCGTCAAGTCGTGGTGGGGGGTCGAGAGAGAGATCGCGGGTGTGCCTACTACCGGTAGTTCTCTCTCTACCTCCACCACTACGTCTCTTGGATTGGAGTGGAACACGCGCGCGCGAGTCCCCGGGGAGTCCCCTGGGGACAGAACGCTGTGACCTGCGGTGATGGGGTCTAGTCTGTCGGAGATTCGTCGCGTTTTCGTCGTCGATTCGCTCGCGTTTTTGCTTCAAAACGCGCGCGAAAAGTTCGCGGATTGTCTGCGGATCGCCCTCGCTGGGGTCCTCACAGGCTGCCGTACTGGCCGGTAGAAACCCGCTCAAAGATTTACCGAACCGTGACCTGATGGAGTGCCAGAAACGCGGCCACGGACCGCCGGAACACCATCCGGCGCCCCTGTCAACCGCCCTTGCAGTACCTGCAAACACGCCCGAGCACGACAACGGCCCCCGACCATGCCGGGGGCCGTGCGCGGCGGGGCGTTTCGTGCGCTTACGGGCACAGAGTGGCGCGCAACGCCTCGTTGATGCGGCGCGCCTCGTCTTCGCTGACCTCGTGCTCGGAGGTGCTGAACCGCTGTTGCGCCGTCCACACGGGCCGCTCGCTGCGGATGCCCGAGCACTGGTTCCGCGCGTTGTCGACCGCGTCGTCGGGGTCGGCGACGAGAGCGGGGTGTATCTCCCGCAGCGCGTCGAGCAGCTGCTCGCGGTCGGCGCCGGTCGGCTTCGGGGGCAGTCCGCCCGGCCGCGGGGTGCTGGCGGGCGGTGTGCTGGGCTCGGTGGTGGGGGTGGCCGGCGGTTCGCTGGGCTCTGGCGGGGCCGTGGTGGCGCTGGTGGTGGGTGCGGCGGTGTCCGGTTCGGTGTCTTCGCCTTCGCCGAGTACGAGGCCGAGGAACAGGCCGAGGGCGACGAGGGCGATGAATCCGCCGACGATGACGCCGGCGGCGATGGTGAGTGCTTTCTTCATGGTGCCTTCCGGTGGGTGAGCGTTGTGCTGATGGTGGCTCAGGTACCCGGGTGGCGTGGGGGTGTTGCGGGTCTGTGACCGGGCGGGTACGGCTGCGGCCCCCGCCGGGGGTGGCGGGGGCCGCAGTAGGGCGGGGTCGGTTACTCGTTGCGCCCCAGGTTCCCCAGGTCGGGATGGTGGCGGAACATGAGGATGGCCTGCGTGTCGAGAAGGGCGCGCGAGAAGCGAGTCGTATCGGCGGTGATCTCGACCTCGACGGGCGGCAGTTCGACGGCCTTGAAGCCGTGCGCGTGCTCGCAGTCCGCGTCCTGGCACGCGTGGTCGTTGCCCGCGGGCCAGTAGATCAGTGGGGTCTTGTGCACTGGGCAGCGGCATCGGTCGGTGCAGCGGTGCGGGTGCGGCTTCACGGGCGCCACTCGGGCCGGCGGTCCGGGTGATCGGCGTAGGGCAGGACGAGCAGGCGGAGCACGTCACGGTGCATCTCGTCCCACCCCATGAGCGCCGCGTGGTTCTGGACGCGGGCGAGGATGCCGCGCTTGGCCTTGACCTCACGCAGTACGCGGGCCGGGTCGTGGCGGGCGGCGTGTTCAAGGCACGGCAGCGGCCGGTCCGCGCCGGGCTCCTGGGAGAACGCAGGGTCGTCGGACACGATCGCACCCCACATGCCGCCCATCACGTCAGCGGGGCGAGGGAGCTGGGGGCGGAGCGCGACGAGCAGCTCGTCGACGTCGTCCGAGCGGTGGGCTTCCCACTCGTCACCGTCGGGTGAGGGTGCCCAGTTGCCCTGTTCGCCGATTACGGTATTGCCGCTGGCGGCTCGGGCGGCTCGTTCGTCTTCGTCGAGCCGGGCGTTCAGGAACGCGATCAGGTCGTTCATGCGCTCAGTCCTTGCTCAGCCGGTCGGCGCGCACGTCGACCTCGACGGTCACGGTCCGCAGCTTCCCGCCGAACGTGACGGTCGCGGCGACCGGCTCATGCCCGGCCGCGCCGGTACGCATGGCGTCCTGGACGAACGCGGCGAGTTCGTCGAGCGTCATGTGCTTGCCGCCCGCCGTGTGCTTGATCTCCTTGGCCATGGGTTCATCCTCTCGCGAAAGCGCCCCGCCCGGGAGTGGTCCGGGGCGGGGCGCATCATCGTGTGGCGGTGTGCGGCGGGGGGTGCCGCATCGTGCGGCTACCGACTGCTGCGCCCCTTCGGGGTGCCGGGCACCGGCTTCTTCTTCGGCGACGACAGCCAGCCGCCGCGCGACGGCACGTAGTCGGTCGCGGCCTGCTCGCGGTCGGCGTCGCTCATGCGGTCGCGCAGCTCGCGCATCGGGATCGTCTTACGGAATGCCATGATGGCGCTCCTGTCTCGTGAAGGCGGGATAGGGGACCGGGGCGGCCGGACGGCTTGGCGGCAGGTCGGCCGCCCCGGGGTCAGTCGTCGTACTGCTCGGCGCCGACCGGCGCGAGACGCGGCAGCGGGGCGCCCTCGCTGTAGGGCCAGATCTCGCAGCGCCGCGGCCCGTCGTAGTAGCTGTGCTCGATCCGGTTGCGGATGAGGAGCTGCTCGGCGAGGACCCGCGGCCCCTGGCCGCATGGGTCGGTCTCGACGCCGCGGCTCATCACGCGGCGGTCGCCCTCCCGGTCGGGGTCGGTTTCGGGTCGGGTGATCAGGTAGGCGTAGCGCCTCATAGGGCTCTCCTCTGGGGTCATGGCTTCTTCAGCGCGGTGTGCCGGCTGGCGGTCTCTGCGGGTTCGCGGATGATGGTCATCCCCTCTCCGCGCTCGACCACCAACCCGTTGTTGTCGTTGTTGTTGTTGGCCTGACCTGCGGCAACAACGCCGCCAGGGGCCGGGCCGGTGGGGGAGGGAAAGGGCGGGAAGTCGGGCCGGGCGACGCCGGCCGCGGTGCTGCGGCCCCGCATCCGCACTCCGTCGCGGGTGGGGATGCGGTGCTTCTCGCAGGCCTCGCGGACCCGCGCGGTCGTCGTCCCCAGGCGCTCGGCGAGGGGCACGAACTGCGCGTGCGGGGCCCCGACTTCGTGCAGGGCGGCGACGAGCCGGTCCCGGTCGAGCACCGGCGGCCCGGCGGGCTCGGCGCCCTGGCCGTCGACGGGCTCGACCTTCGGCTTCTGCTCGTCCTCGTCGACGGGCGGCCGCCAGTCCTCGTGCCCGACCCGGTACGCGGCCACCACCCACACCACGGCGGCCGGCCACATCAGCCACGACAGGGAGTCGACCCGGTCGGCGAGCGCCGGTGCCGCCGCGGCGAGGACCTTGCGGGCGAGTCCGGCGGCGAGCAGCAGCAGCCCGACGCGCAGGGCCCAGTCGACGAATCCGGATGCGGCGCCGACCCATCTGCGGATGCTGCCCCATGCGGCGCTGGCGTGTGCGGCTCCCCTGCGGCTGATGCGGCGGGCGAGTAGCAGGGTGAGGCGGCCGGTGCCGCGGTGTATGCGGCGTGCGGCCTCGCGGCACCACTCGATGGTGGTCGGTGTCTCGGTGCTCACAGCGGGCTGCTGTTCACGAGGCTGCCGATCGCCCACGCGCCGAGCTCGTTGACGCCGGGGACGACGGTGTTGCCGATGAGGGCGAACACGCCGGTGCCGATGGCGAGGAGGGTGCCGCACCACACGCCGCGCCAGAACCGGCCCTTGATGGCCTTCGCGAAGGTCTTCCGCAGGAGGAACAGGGCGATCACGAGGGCGGTGAGGACGATCGCGCCGTACCCGTCGATCGCGGGGGCGGAGGCCTGCGCGACGGCGGTCGCCTGCGCGCCGGTCGTCCAGTCCATGATGAGTCCGCCGATCCCGTTGCCGCCCCATCGCAGGAACCCGGCGGCGGTGCCGAGCAGTCCGGCGGGGCAGGCGACCATGAGGGTTCCGACGGCGATCCCGAACCACATCGGCACGAGTTCCTTCGGGTCCTTGGCCTTGCCGCCGGGGGCGCCTCCCCCGGCCGCCGCAGTACCGCCGCTGCCGCGGAACCAGCGGACGTGTTCGGTGATGAGGAGTCCGAGGCCGATGGCGAGTCCGGCCGTGGTGAGCGTGTTGGTGGTCAGCTCGGTGGGGATGGCGGCGAGGTGGTTCACGGCTGGACTCCGGTGAGGACGTAGACGACGGTGACGACGGGCAGGGTGAGGACGGTCGCGGTGAGCGCGGCGCACAGGGCGATGCGGGCGGCCGCGGCACGAACCTTCGGGGCCCACAGGCGGGGGTTCGCGCCCGCGGCGGCGGCCCGGTGGACGTTGTCGGCGAACGCGGCGATCGCGAGAGGTACGAGGGCGATGACCCACGCTCCGGCGATGCCGGCCTCGTCGCGGACGGTTTCGAGGACCCACGCCCACGGGCCCGCGAGGGGGAGGGACGCGAGCAGGCAGGCGGCGTTGTAGCCGGGCCGCAGGCCTTCGTACCAGCGGGGTGCGGGCTCGGGGTCGGGGTCGGTGGTGAGGGTGAGGTGCAGGTCGACGTGCACGTCCGGCAGCGGCGCCGGAGCGGGGGGCGGTCCGGCCGCCCACCACGGCGGCGGGGGCGGCGCGGCGGGCGGTGCCGGGGGCGACGGGGGCCTGCGGCGCGGTGGGGGCGGCGGCGCGGCCGCGGGGGCGGGCAGCGGGTCACCGTCGGGGGTGATGTACCGCGGGGCGGGCGGGTTCTTCACGACGGAGTCCTTACGAGATCAGGGACAGGACGTAGGCGGCGATCAGCAGCCCGACGGCGACGGCGCGCAGCAGGTGCCAGGTCCAGCGGCGGGCGAGCTGGGGGGCGAACACGACGATCGCGAGGACGGTCGCGGCGGCCAGGGCGACGAGGGCGAGGCGCACGTCGGGTCTCCGGTCCGGGCGGGGGTGGTCGGGGGGCATCAGGCGTAGCCGCCGGTTCCGGGCTCGGGGTCGGCGAGGGGCGGCTGCTCGATCAGGCGGGGTTCGGGCCGCTCGACGACCGGGCGCTTGGGCTTGGGCCGGCCGTCGACGCTGCGGACGTATCCGGCGGTGATCTGCACGCCGCGGCGGGTGAGGGCGTCGGCGATCTGCGTCGAGTTCCAGTCGGGGGCAACGTGCCTGACCCGGCGGACCATCTCGGCTTTCGAGGTGGCGCCGACGAGCTCGGCGTCGATGATGCGGGAGAGCTGCACCGGGTCCTCGACTGCTGCGGCGGGTGCGGCGCTGTGCGCGGCGGCGGGCGGCGCGGCCGGGGGCGGCGGCACGGTGTGACCTGTGGGAATCAGCTCCGCACCGGGTGCCGCATCATGCTGCGCCTCGTGTGCGGCGGGCACGGGAGCGAGCTGCGGCACCGGCCGCTGCTGACCGGCGGCCGGCAGGCCGTACGCGGCCCGGGTCATGGCGATCTTGTGCTGCGTGCGCAGCAGCTCCGTCTCGACGTCGGCGAGTCCGCGCTGCGCCTGCATCCGGGCCCGCTCGGCGTCGTACCACTGCTGCGTGAGCGGGTCCAGCGGCGTCGCGTGTTGCGTGAGGACCATCCACCACACCCCCTTGACGACAGCGGACGCGGCGGCGCTGATGATGCCGACGGCGAGGTCGTCGGAGAGGTGCCCGTCGGTGATGATCGCGGCCATGGCGAGGGCGAGGAACACCCACCCGGCGATCATGGGGCGACGGGCACGCTTCGGGTCGTGGCGGGCGTCCCACTCCAGGGCCATACAGATGATCCACGCGATGTCGAACACGCCGGCGGCGGTGTAGGCGGCCCATTCGGGGGCGCGGCGGTCGAGGAGTCCGCCGATTTTGACGGTTGACCAGACGACGGCGGCGGCGAGCATGAGGGCGCAGACGGCGGTGACGATGTTGCGGATGGTGTGGTCGAGGTCGCGGGGCATCTTCGGCGCCTCGACCTCGACCATGTGCGTGATGCCGTTGATCGAGTACGGGACGCGGGTGGTGCCGGGGCGGTGTCGGTTCTTCACGGTGTGCTCCGGTGCGGTGTGGTGGCCGGGCCCGCGGTGGGGTGCGGGCCCGGCCGGTCGCGGGGTGGGTCAGGCGGTGGGGCGGGGGATGGCGCGGCAGCGCTCGGCGTGGGACTGCGCCCAGCGGGTGACGGTGATCCCGGGTCCGGTCTCCAGCGGGCGCCCGCCCCAGGGGGCTTCGGTGTCGCCTCGCTCGGTGGTCTCCGCGCGGCAGCCCTCGCCGGTGCAGCGTGCGGTGACCGTGATCGTGACCATGAGCTTCGTCGCGGCCCATGCCTTGCCCTGGTGGACGGGGATGCCGGGGGCCTCCTCGTCGGTGTAGGTCAGGTCGACGGTGGCGCCGGCGACGGTGAGGTAGCGGGCGATGACGCCCTCCGGCCAGACGGCGGCGGGGGCGGTGACGGTCGTGGTGGTCATGGGTGGTTGGTGTCCTCTCGGGGTTGGGGTGGCCGGGCCCGCGTCACAGGCGAGCCCGGCCGGACAAGGGGCGGTCAGTCGTCGTCGCCGTACGGGCCGAACAGGGCGCGGTCGAGGTCGGACTCGTTGGCGGTGGGCCCGTCGAGCGGCGGGGTCTGGGGCTGGGGGTCGCTCACTTCGCTTCTCCGCTTCCGTTGCAGGTGCCGCAGGGGTGCCAGGTGTCGATGCGGGCACCGCTGGCGGTCCAGGTGGTCTCCACGTGGCCCTGGGCGCCGTGGCAGCGGGGGCACGGGGCCGGCGTCTGGGCGGTCACTGGTCCTCCCCGTCGAGCACGTCGAGGAGCGAGGCGATGGCGACTTCCAGGCGGCCGAGCATCCGGGCGACGGCCCTCTCGTCTCCCATGTCGAGCTGCTGGGAGGCGGCCAGGGTGGCGCGGGCGCGGGCGATGGTGGCGGCCTGGCGGTCGGCGGGCTGTTCGGCCATCGGTCACAGTCCCTTCGCGGCGTCGGCGAGGATCAGCGCGTACTCGCCGCGGGTGACGGTTCGCCCGTCGAGGCGGGGCATGTGGGCGAGGAGCTGCCGCTCCTGGGCGGGGTTGTCGGCGAGGTTGTGGGCGAGGGCCAGGCGGGCGCCGTCGTCGAACGGCCGGGTGGGCTGGTGGTTGGTGAGGTCCTCGGCGGCGAGGATGAGCTGGTGGTGCAGCAAGTCCGTGTTGGGGGCGGCGAGGGGGATACCCTGCGTCATGGTCAGCTCCTGGTCGGTTCAGGTGTCTGGCTGGCCCCCGCTCCGCCGCCGGCAAGCTCGCGGAGTGGGGGCCGTTCTGCGTCGGCAGCGCGGGCTGCCTTCCGTCACTGTATGGCATGCCATACAGTCAAGGGAAGTGGCCCGCCCAAAGAAGGGGACCGGGTGTGATTGAGGAGGTGCAAAGGGTGGCCGAAGCGGTGCAGGCCGTACGCGCGATCGAGAACCCCACGCGGCGGGCTCAAGCGATCAGCGAGCTGCTGAAGCAGCAGGCGGAGCAGGGCCCCCTGCTGCGCGAGGAGCGGAGCCGGATCGTGCACGCGATGCGGGATGAGGGAACGTCGCTGCGGAAAATCGCGGCGGCGATCGGGGTGTCGCTGGGGACGGTGCAGGACATCCTGCGGGGGCATTCGGGGCCGTGGGGGAATCGGCAGAAGCCGCCGTCGGCCGACGACGAGTAGCCGCAGGCATGCTGGAGGCCCCCACCCAACCGGGTGGGGGCCTCCAGCATGCCTGACGTCAGATCACCGGCCGTACCACGGCGACGTCTCGCAGCGCCGGTTGACGCAGACCGGCTCTTCGTCGGTGTCGGACTTCTTCGCCAGGGACCAACAGTGACAGGCGGAACAGGTGTTCTTCTGCATGGTCCGGCCGTCTCGGATGAGGAAGTCGCGGATGCTGATGTTCTGGTGGCTCATCGGCTCATGGTGCGCCTACCGCTGCGTGTACGGAAGGCCCCCGCCCGATGTAGGCCGGGGACCTCCCACGCGTCAGCGATCAGGCGACCCGCTTCTCCGCGCGCTGCCGCCGCTTCCGGTCCCGCTCCCGACGCCGCCGCTCCGCCTCGTCCAACGCCCGCCGCAACGCGGCCAGCTCGTGCGGCGCCGCCCACCTGCGGCACCCGTCCCGCACCGGCACCGGCGCCCCGCAATCCCACCCGTTCCGGCAGGTCACCACGGGTGCATCACTGCCGCCGCACGCCATGCGCAGCTCCCCGCCGCACCACGGGCACGGCCGGTCCTCCGGCATGGTCACGGTGCGCCGGTCGGCGCCTATGGTCCGCTCGATGCGCTCCCGGGCGCCGCGCGCCACACGGGCGATGCGGCGGCGCTGCGCCTCATCCAGCGGCGCGAACGGCCCGGCCTCGCCGTGCAGGCGGGCGCGGAGCCACTCGGCGGCCCGCACCGCGGTGCGCTCGCCCCGGCCGCCGGCGTTGGTGTACCGCCACCGCCGGGAGTCGGCGGCGTCCTGCTCGGCGAGCGTGTCGAGGTGGTCGAGGACGTCGTCGCCGACCGGTGCGGTCCGGGGTGGGGCGAGGGGGGAGCGCTGGATCTCGGCGGCGATCTCGTCGGCGAGGTGGCACAGGGCGGCCTCGATGGCGCGGGAGGCGTCGACGATGTGGAGTCGTACCGGGGCGGGGGTTTCGGCGAGGGTGGGGTGCTCGCGGTCGGCGGGCTGCTGCTCGCTGTGGTGCTGCTCGATGGTGCGCAGGTATCCGGCGCGGTCGGTGTCGGCGGGGGGCCACACGGCGGGGGTGGTGGTGTCGACGAGCGCGCGGAGGTGGGGCCAGTGGCGGACGATCGCGGCGAGGTCGTGGGCGGCGGCGGTGGTGGTGGGGTTGTGCATGGTGGGTGCTCCTGTGGTGCTGGTGTGGGCGTATGGTGATCAGCACCGCATGTGGGGGCGCCCCGGGCTGGCCGGCCGGAGGGGGCGCCCCTTCGTCGTGCTACAGCGCGGCGATGACCGCTGCTGCTGCGCTGTCGGTGGCGTGCCCTTGCTCGGCGGCCCACTCGGCGACGTCGAGCGGCCACCGCTTGTCGAAGTAGTCGATGACGACCTCGTTGCCGTCCTGGCGGACGGTGTTGCTCGGGCCTGCGCCGAAGTAGGCGTCGTGCTCGTCGACGACGGCGGCGGCGGACTCGGGGCTGAGGCAGGCGAGTCGGGTGGTGTGGTTCATCGGGGCCTCTCTCATCGGTTGGCCGCGCGCTTCGCGGCCCAGTCGGGATCGAACTGCGGCGCCGCCGCACGACGCGGCCCGGAACGGCGCCGCTCACGCACCTCGCGCCACTGCCGCAGCGTCCGCCGCGGCCGCACAGCGAGGATCACCGCGCACTCGACGGCGAACACCACCTGCGCAGCCCACCACCACACGCCGCGGCGCCCGGTGCGGCCTGCCTGGTACACCTGCTCCCACGCCCAGTCGTCGAGTCGGCTGAGCGGCCGGGTGCGGCCGGCGGCGTATCCGGTGAGGAACAGGGCGGCGCCGATGGCGACAGCGAGCGGGGTCACTTGATCACCTTCAGCGCGGTCTTGGGGATGCCCTGTTCGATGAGCAGGTCCCGCAGTTGCTCGGCGTGCTCAAGGTCGTCGCAGGCGACGTCCACGATGTCTCCGGGGATGGTGGCCTGGACGACGGTGAACCGGGAGGCGGGACCGCGGGCGCGATACAGCGCCCACCAGTTCGCCGTGTCGCGGGGGGTGTAGATGAGGGCAACCACCTCGTTCACGCGGAGGGCGGTCACTGCTGCGCCCCGCTCTCGGAGCTGCGGGGCATGTGGCTGGCGATGTGCCGTATCGCCCGCGCCTCGACCGTGTCCCACACCCGCGTCAGATCCGCGAACACCCGGCGCCGCTCACTCATCACCGCGTGGTGCCCCTCGACGGCCGCGGCCAGCGTGGCGGGCTCGGGCGCGGCGAGCTGCTGCTCGATGCGGGTGACGTCGTGCCGGTCGAGGATCGCGTCGAGGTGGTCGTATCGGGGTGCGGCGTGCTGCGCCTGTGCGCGGCGCCATGCGCGGACCGCTTCGAGCGCGGCCTCGGCCCGGACGGCGTGGTCGCGTTCCTCGGCGAGGGACTGGTGCACGGCGGTCAGCTCGTCGTCGGCCGGGGCGGGCCCGGTGCGGGGAGTGATGTGCAGCCGGTCGAGCAGGTACCGGGCGCGTGTGCGGTACGCCTCGTGGATGTGCTCGGGGTGGATCGGCCACTTGTCGGCGGGGAGGCCCCACGCGTCGCACTCGGCCTCGTAGATCAGGCGGGCGAGGGCGTCGACGTCCGTCCTCTCGGCGCGGTGCTGCTCACTGTTCCGGTGCCACGCCTTCGAGTCGCCGCAGTGGGCGCACAGGCCGGGCGCGCGGGGCTCGTCGGGCACGAATCCGGTGCACGGGCGCTGGTCGTTGCCCTCAGCCGGGGCGGGCGCCAGCTCGACCTTGCAGCATCCACAGTCGGGCGGGCACGGGCACTCACCGTCGTAGCCGTCGGGGTGGGCGCAGGCGGCCGGGGCCGCAGGGATCTGAGTGCAGCCGCCGCACATGCCGCCGATGGTCTGAGCGTGCGGGTGTTGGGCGCAGGAGTCGGTCATCGGTTCCTCACAGTGGTACGGGCAGGCGGGGTGTAGTCGTCCAGCGGCGGCAGCGACACCACCGGCCGCAACGGATCGACCTCGAACGGCGGCCGCGTCGCGGGCCGGGCGTACCCGGCCAGCGGGCACGGCTCGGGCTGCGGCCCGTACAGCGCCTCGATCAGCTCTTCGTCGTCCTCGAACTCGGCCAGGTCGACGAGCGCGAGCTGCCCCGCACCCTCGACGGCGGCACGACGGGTCGCAGCCGCGGTCTGCCGGTGGTGGTCACGGTCGTAGTGCAGGTGGCAGCCCTGGCACATGGCGCGCAGGTTCGTGTCGCGGCAGTCCTCCGGCGTGTGGTTGAGGTGCGCGACGGTGAGCACGACCATGCTGCCGGTGCCGTACGCCTCCCGCCCGTGACGGTTCGGGCAGCGTCCTCGGTGGGTGCCGCGCCGGCACTCGCCGTGGCATTCGCAGCGGCCCTGCGCGCGGCCGAAGCGGATACGGCGGCTGATCTGCGGCCAGTCGGCGGGGTAGCGGTCGCGGTTCTCGGGGCGTATGGGCATCAGCGGCTCCTCCGCTTCCGGGCGGCGCGGGCCAGGGCGCGGCGGGTAGCGCGGTTCGGCCGCGGGGGCTCGGAGTCGTTGTCGGGCAGCGCGGTCTCCCCGTCGACGAGCTGCTCGCCGGTCCATTCGACGGTGCTGTTCCAGGTGACGCCCGGGCGCGGGGTGTGCTCGCCGCGCGGGGCGGACGACGGGCCGCTCACCGCCGCGCCCCCTGCCGGGACTCGGCCTCGTCACGGCCGGTCAGGATCGCGACGAGCCGGTCACGGTCGACCGTGTCATCGAGACGCCGGACGTAATCGACCGCGCGCTGCACCCGATCGTCGGACCCGCGCAGCCACGGGGCGAGGGCGTCCACCACCACGACCGCGCGCTGCGCATCCCGGGACCGGCCACACTGGCACGGCCCACGACGCTCGCAGGACGGGCACGGCACCGGCTTGCCGAGCGCGTGCTCGACGACCCGCAGCAGCCGCAGCTCGTCGGGCCCGGCCGTGGCCGGTTCCTCGACCGGGGCGTCGGTGGCGGGCGGTTCGGGGCTGGTGAGGACGTCGGCGATGCGGGTGAGTTGCTGGCCGATGGTGGTCAGGGGGTCGGTCATCGTCCGGTCCTTTCTGGCGTGCTGATCTTGCGGGAGCCGGTCAGCGGATGGGCGCGGTGCAGCTCGGCCTCAAGTGCGGCGCGGTGCGCGGCCGCGCGCGGGTCCGGCCGACCGCGCACCGGCCGCTTGCGACGGGTGGGACGGCGGCCGCCGAACGTCCCGTCCGGGATCGTCTCGGCGAGCAGCCGGTCGACGGACACCCTCACCGGACCGCCCCCGACTCCTGCACGGCGGCCGGCCGCTCCCGGTTGCGGCGCCGCAACTCCGCCAGCGCCGCCCGGAACTCCGCCGTCGGCTCCGACCGCGGCGCCGGAGTCGGGGCCGACGCCGGGGGCAACGCAGGCTGCTGCTCGCCGTGGATGACCGCGCGGCGCCGCGCGGCGAGCGTCTGCCGCCACCCGATGTCCGGCAGGTCGTCGTTCACGTGCAGCTCGACGTGCCGCGAGATCCGGTCCCGGACCGTGGTGCGCCAGCGGGCGGCGATGTCCTTCGGCATGATCGGCCATGCGGACTCGGCGTAGTGCTCGCCGATCGCCTGCACCGCGAAGTCGTACGGCACGTCCCGCAGCGCGGTCGCCCACAACTCGACCTGCACCGCCTGCTCTGTCTCGTCGGTGCGCACCGCCCGGTCGTCGGCGAGGCTGACGACGCCGAGCAGCCTGATCGTCTCTGTCCTGTCCACCGGTTCAGACCTCCCGGGTCGTCTGGTCGAGCAGCCGGGCGAGCCCTTCGCGCTGCTGCTGTCCTCGTGTCTGCTGCTGGCGGGCGCCGGGGAACGGCACGATCTCCCCACCGGGTTCGGGCCGTTCGCGTTCGGCCCACGTCTGCCACTGGCCTCCGAACCCGGCGGCGCGGGTGCCCTTGTCGCGCATGTGGCGGACGAATTTCCTCGTGACCGCGTCGAGCTGCTCGCTCGTCAACGGCGGGCGGCCGGCGTCTGCGCGGGCGGCCTGCGCGACGGCGACGTCGTCGGGGGATGGCTGCCATCCGGCCGGGATCTGCTGCGGCTCAGGCTCGGGCTCGGGTGCTGGCGGGCGGGGTGGCGCCGGGGGCTCCTCCCGGCGGGGCGGGTCCTCGCCGCGGGCGTCCTGGTCGTCGAGGCGGGGCTGCTGCGGACGCCGCGGCCCGCCGCGCTGCCGCCGCTTCTTCTCGACCTCTTTCGCCCGGCGCTCCTCCACCTGCACCCGCGACGGGTTCCGGCTGTCGGCGTAGTCGTGCATGTAGTAGTCACCCTCGCGGGGCTGCGGGCAGCGGGGGCAGGTGTGGCCGTGCTCGTGCCACAACCCGACCTTGACCAACTTCGCCGCCTGAGCCGCCGAGCCGTACATCTTCACGACCTCGCACGGCACGTGCCCGTCGGTGAGGTGCTGCGCCACGTAGGACCCGACGCGCGTCCACAGCCCGAACGCGGCGTTCCCGGCGCGCATGACCTTCGGGTGGCTGTGCGCCCCGTCGTCGACGAGGAAGTACGGCATCGGTGTCTCCGATCAGAGGGTGAGCTGACCGTCAGGGACGGCCGGTGGCTTACGGGTGGTGCGGGGCCGCTCGGGCGGGGCGGCGGGGGCGGTGCACTGGTGGTCGATCACGTGCGGGTGCGGGCACGGCCCGCCGGTCCGGTGGCAGTCCGCCCACCGCAGATCCGGCCCGTCCGCCGTGGTGCGCAGGCACCAGTCGAGACGGTTCGGCTCCCGCAGCCGATACGCGGCAGCCGGGGCCAACGGCTCGACGTCCGCCGTCACATCAAGGGCGGCACGACGGCCGACGAGCTGCCGCAGCACCGGCCGACGGCAGCGGGGGCAGCGCACACGCTGCGCCCCGCTACCAGCGGCGGGCGGACGCGGTGTCATCCGCGCTGCTCGACCCGCACCCCGCCGCGACGGCTGCGGCGCTGCTGCTGCTCTTGGTGCGCCTCGAACTCGCCCTCGGTCGGGTGGTGCGCGAGCAGCTCGGCGACCGCCCGCTCGGCGTCATGGCTGCCGGGCCCGAGCTCGTCGAGGGTGTCCTGCATGCGGCGACGCCGCATCATCGCCCGCTGCACCTCGCGCAGCTGCTGGATCTGCTCGGCGTCGGTGGCGACCTCCGCGAGCGTCACCCGGAGCTTCACCTGCGGCGCCTTGTCCTCGCCTGCGGCGTGCCCGGTGTAGCTCGTCGACGCAAGCTCGACGACCGCGACGACCCGGCTCCCGGGGGCCTCGAACAGCCCGCGGCGCAGCTCGTCGGGTATGGCCTGGTGGAGCATCGCGGCCTCGGGGTCGAGCTTGACCTCGACGTCGGCGTCTTTGTCGAGCTTCGGCATGGTGTGGGTCCTTCCTGGCGGGCGGGTAGAGAGGGGTGGTGCGCCCGGGGCCGGGGGGCGTCGATGGCCGGCCCCGCCCCGGGGCGTTCAGGCGACGTGGTTGTCGAACACTTCCGCCGGCGTCGGCACGACCGGCGCGGCGGCCGGGCGGCGGTCGAGGTCGCTGATCCACGCCGCGCACACCGCAGCGACCTGAACCAGCTCAGCGCGCAGCGCGGCCGGATCCGTTTCGGCGAGCGCCTCGTACACCTCTTCCAGCAGCACCAGCGCCCACAGCGGCCCGTCCGGGCTGATCGCGTCGCGCTGGCACCGCTCCCGCGCGGCGCGGGCCTTGGCGATGTAGCCGGGGGTGCCGGTGCCGTCGGGGTGCCGCTGGTCACCCCAGCGAGCGAGCTGGAGCTGCCGTTCGGCGTCGACGGCGGCGGCGAACGTCTGCATGCCGCGGGTGGCGAACAGGGAGGGATACATCAGTCGGTGTCCTCTCGGGTGGTGGGTGCGGGGATCAGGTCGAGGGCGTCGCCGATGGACTCGGCGAGACGGCGGCGCTTCGCGGCCAGGGTCGGGGCGTGCTTCTCGCACGCGTCGGCGGCATCGAGCAGGCTGTCGACGACTTCGGAGAGGTCATCAGCGCTGGGCAGGCGCAGGGTGACGGCCATCGGTTCAGGTCCTTCGGGTGGGGTGGCGGCGGCGCCAGTCGCGTAGGGCAGCCGCCGCCCGGACTTCGGGGAGCGGGCAGTCGTCCCGCATGTGGCGTTCGGCGCGGATCACGAGCGACTGCACGGCGACCTCGCCCTCGGCGGACTCGGCGAACTGCCCGCATCGGCAGTCGGCGTCCGCGACCGGAAGGGTCTTCGGGCTGTCGAGGCGGACGCGGATCCCGAATCCGTGGTCGGGGTCGCAGATCGTCGGCGTGATCCGGCCGCTCACGACAGCACTGCCTTCACCCGCTCGCCGATCCAGCGGGCCGCGTTCACCGACACCGCGTTCCCGGCCTGAAGGATCCGCTCCTCCTGGTTGCCGTGAACGACGTACTCCGCCGGGAACCGCTGCGCCTGCATCAACTCCTGCGTGGTGAACATGCGGATCGTGCAGTCGTCCACCACCGGGGCCGGCCTCACGAGCGAGTGGTGCGGCTTCGTCGCCAGCGTGGTGATCGGCTCAGCCGTGGTCCGCACCGCAGCCTTCCGCCCGTTGGGCACCACCAGCGCGTGATGACGGCCCTGCGCGGACAGCGCCGGAACGGGGGCGGTCGTCGCCACCGCGGTGCCGTTACGGCGGAGCATCGCGATGTGCGGGGCATACCCGTACTTCGCCAAGCCCTGAGCGATCCGGGCCCGCGTCGCCTCGGCGTACGGGGTGAACTTCTTCCGGTTCGGCTTCCCGTCTCCGACCCGCTGCCCAGGCAGATCCCAGTCGATGATCGAGGCGACCGGCCGCGTGACCGGCTCCAGGATCAGATGACCGCACTCCCGGTTCGGGCACCGGTAGTCGTACTGCACCCCCCACTTCCCGATCCGGCGGCGACGCTGGTTGCGCCACACCTGCCGCGCCCGCACCGGCCCACACTCCGGGCACACCGCCGCCGGCCGCGGCTCCAGGTCCGGCAGCGGGATGCCCTTGCGGGTGAACACCACATACAGCCGGTCCCGGTACTGCGGAGCGAGAAGGTTCTCGTCGTCACCGAGATGCGCGGAGGACGCACACACGATCTGGTGCTGGTAGCCCAGGATGCCCATGCCGGACAGCCACCAGTCGAACAGCTCCCAGTCGGTAGCGAACTCGATGACGTTCTCGCACAGCACCGCGTCGTACCGGTGGACCTCGGTGGCGGCGATGATGTCCAGCGCGGTCGCGCGGGTCCGCTCGAACGTCTCCGCCTTCGCGATGCCGTCCTCGCCGGTGCCGTCCAGGTCGAGGGCGGCCTGCCCGCGGGTGCGGCGGCGTCCGCCGGACGGGCTGATCTCGGTACAGATCGGGGAGCCCCACAGGACGCGGGTGCGGGGCAGTCGCCGCTTGTCGAGGGCGTTGATGTCCTCGATCCAGTGCTCGGCACCGGGGTGGTTGGCCTCGTGGGTGCGGATGCTGACCGGGTCGTGGTTCGCTGCGAGACGGAGGGTGTACCCGGCCTCGACGAGCCCGGTCGAGGACCCGCCGGCGCCGCAGAACAGGTCGGTGAAGGTGATGTCACCGTCGTGTCGGAACGCGCTCATGCCGCTACCTCCGTTTTCCGCGCCCGTCGGTGGGCGTCTTGGCGTTCGTCGGCCGTCGCGCCGCCCCACACCCCGTGAAAGGTCCGGTAGCCGGGGCTGCTCTCCACCCGGTCGATGTACTCCCGGCACTCGGCCACCACCGGGCAGCGGGCGCAGATCGCCAGCGCCCGGGAGGTGCCGTTGTTGGGGCCGCCGGTCTCGGGGAAGAACAGATCGGTGTCGGCACCGAGGCACGCGGCGCGGTCGCGCCATGCTTCGTTGACGACCATCACGCCACCTCCGCCAGCGTCGGCCAGTCGACTTTGCGGAGCCGCTCGCGCTGCCCGGCCGGGAGGTCGAACAGCGGGTGGCCGTAGTGGTCGAGCCCAGCGACCCGCAGCCACCACGCGTCGCACATGTCCCCGCCCTCACCCCGCGCGTTGAGGTCGCCCGGGAACTTCACCCCGGCGGCGAGGTACGCGGCATCGGCCATCTCCCGCTTGTCAGCCCGGCCGTTGTCGCAGGCGTACGACTTGAGCGTCGCCGGGACCACCAGCGCGTACGGGATACGGTCATCGGCGAGCGCGGCCCGCACGACACCGTGGACCATGGCCGTGATCCCCGCGCCCATCGCGTGCTTCGGCAGGTCCTCGATCACCGCCACGTCCGGCCGCTCCTGCCCGAGTTCGTAGGCGATGCGGTCGCGGATGACGCACAGTCGGGCGTCGCCGTCCTTCTGCCGGGTCCGGATCCGGAACGTCGACCCGTCCGGCAGACACACCCCGGTCGAGGTGAGGGACAGGTCCAGCCCGAGCACCCGCAGCCCGACCGGGACCGCCGGGGCGTCGTCGAGCGGGACGCCGGCGGGCAGCAGCCCAGGGATCGTCGCGGTCACTGGGCACCGCCCTTCGCGTCGCGGCGGGCTTGCCACTCCTCTTCGGTGAGGTAGCCCGTCCGGCCGTGACGCTGCTTGGTCTTGCGCTCGGCCTGGTAGGCGCGCTCCGCGTCCCGGCACTCCTCACACAGTGGCTCGCGGCGGTAGTAGTGCTGCCGGGCGCCGCGGTAGGTGCCGTGAGCGATCGGCTTGCGCTTGCTGCCGCCTCGATTCTTCGGCGGGGTGAGGCCGATGGCCTCCATCAACTCGTCGAGCTGGGCGTCGGTCAGCTCAGCCACGGCGACCACCCCGCCCCGGGAACAGCCGAACCGCCCACACGACCGCCGGGACCGCGACGGTCGCCACCGCACCCCCGTACAGGGCCAGCGCGCTCACCGACGCTCACCCCGCATCGGACCCCACATCATGTGCACCTGATCCAGCGGGCACGTCCCCAGCGCGTCGTTCGACTGCATCAGCGGCACCCCACTGGCCTGGTCGTACAGCCCGGCCCACCACCACTCGGACCCGCCGCTGTCGACCCACGTCAGCGCGAGGTCCCACGGGTCGCCGTTGTGGTCGCGCCACACCGGCGCCGACGCCTCGACGACGGGCGGGTGCGCGGCCAGCGGCGCGCTGTCGGCCGGGTGCTGCGGGCGGCAGCACGCGTGCCCGGCCTGCTCGACCCGGTCGGCCAGGTCCCGCAGCATCTGCGCCTGCACCGCCGGGCACGGCGACGTCGAGGTGACCTGCGGCCGGCCGTGCCGGTCGATGGTGGCGACGAGCGGGTACTCGCGCAGGTCGAGCACGCGGATCTGCGGCTCACAGTGGTTGTGCATCATCAGCGGTCCCCCCACGGGATCAGCGGCCACGAACGGTCGACGACGGCGTTCGGGTCCTTCTTGCGGAAGTGCTTTTCGAGCCCGGCCGCCTGCTCAGCGGCCCACATGACCTGTCGGGCGTGCAGCTCGGCGAGCGTGAGGTCACGCAGCCGGTAGAACCGCGGCCGGCGGGCGGTACGGATCGGCTCGGGCCAGTCGCTCGGGCGGGTGTGCGCGAGCGTCCCGATCCGGTGCACGACCCGGGCGGCGACGACCGCGTCGTACGACGCGCCGTGCGCTCCGTCCTCGTCCCACGGCAGGCCGTACACCCCGGCGAGGGTGACGAGCTGCCGGGCACCCTGCTTCTCCGACACGCGACTGCGGTAGGGCAGGCAGTAGGTGTCCAGCACGCGGGAGTCGATGCAGTGCAGCGGCGCACCGTCCAGCCGCGCGTCGAGCGGGGCGAGGCCGTAGCGGCGCAGCTCCCGGTCGAGGATCGTCAGGTCATAGGGCACGTTGTGCCCCACCACGGCGGCCCCGGCGCGGGCGTATCCGGCGAGTACATCGGCGATGTAGTCGACCGCGCCCGGGGCGGGTTCGCCCTTCGTGCGGGCCTCTTCGGTGGTGATGCCGTGCACGTCGGTCGCTTCGGCGGGGATCTCGACGCCGGGGTTCACGAACCAGTCGTGCGGCTCGACCGGCTCGCCACCGCCGAGCCCGTACACCGCGGCGGTGACGATGCGGTCCGCCTCGACGTCGACGCCGGTCGTCTCGGTGTCGAACGCCGCCAGCCTGCCCAGATGCCAGGTCATCAGCAGCCCTCCCGATCCGACAGGGCCCGGTCCAGGACACCGGCCGCCGGGTCCTCCCACACCGCACGGGAGCTGACCGGCGGATGCCCATCGGCCAGCCGCTCGACCACCGTCGCCAGGACGGCCGGGTCGGCGAGGTGCGCCACCAGCAGCGGCCCGAACCGGTCGCCAGTGGTGTGCGGCGCGGTATGCAGCCACCCGCGAGCCGACTCCCACCGCAGCCGGACCGTGTCCCACTGGAACTCGGCGAACAGGTCCGCGGGGTGCCGCTCGTCGCCGAGCACGACGCTGGCGGTCACCACGTCGGGCACGTGCCCAGCGGCGGTGAGCGCGGCGTGCACGGCGTCGACGTAGGGCAGGTGCGGGAACACGGGGCTCATGACCGGGCCCCCGATCCGGGCTGCGCCACGGCCGGCCACGCGGTCGGCGGCTCGCTGCCGTCGTCGACGACCTCGACGTCGTACACGCCCTCGTCATCCGGCCCGACCGCGTTGTCGTCGTCGACCTCACCCGTCCGCGGGTCGATCCCGTTCGTGATGTCCTCGGCGATCTGCATCAGCGCGCGGGACAGCTCGTCGTCGCCCTTCGGGTCGACGTGCCCGGCCGCCCGCGCCCGCCGCCACACCTCGCGGACCTCGTCGGCCGTGCGGCACGCGCGGGCCTCGTCGGCGTAGTCCGGCACCGCCGCCTGCCCGGCCTCGATCGCCGGACGCTCCAGCGTCGACGGGTCCAGCGCCGCCGCCGTGCTGATCGGACCGCTCAAGGCGTGCCGCAGCTTCGGCAGCGACGGCACCACCATCACGACGGGGAACTGCTTCGTCTTCCCGTCCCGCACAGCGGTGCGCTGCTCGATCCACATCCGCACCGGCATCATCGACCGGCCCCCGGACGCTTCGAGGACCAGGTCGAGGCCACCCGCCATCGCGTCGGCGGCGTAGTAGCTCTTGGACTCCAGCCGCCACACCCCCAGGTCCGGCAGGTCCGGCAGCATCACGCTGATCCGCGACGTCGGCCGGCACACCTGCGTCGGCGGCCGCAGGTGCCAGTCGTCGCCGTACTGCGCGCGGCACAGGCACGGCTTGCGGGTCTTCTGTTCGATCTCGCCGTCGCAGCGGCGGGCGCAGCCGCCGCCGGACCACATCTCGTACGACTGCGACAGGGGGTCGCCGGTGGGCAGGATCGCCCGCAGCTCGGTCGCTTCGGTGATGACGCGGTACTGCGCGATGCTCGTGTTCTGCGGTGTCCACTCCTCGACCCGGCCGCCGTACAGCTCGGCCGCCGCGGCGACGTAGTCCCGGCTGTGCGACGACAGCACGAACGTCTTGGACTTGACCGGGATGGGCCGCTTGTTCGGGTCCGAGTTCGGGCGGCTGTACCCGGTGCGGATCCGCCCGAGTTCGGCGGCCTGCCGCTTCATGGTCATGATTCGCGAGCCCATCTCAGGCTGCCTTTCGATCAGAGGCACCCGGCGCCCACGGCGGAACCACAGCCGTGAACGCGCGCGGCGCGTTGTGCAGATAGCGGGCGGTACGAACCGCCGCGAGGAACGCCCGGTACTGCTCCGGCCCACTGGGGACCTCGATGAACCGGTGGCTGCGGGGCCGCAGGTTCAGCAGCGCCGTACGGTGCACCCGCGGCGCGGGCTCGGACGTGTCGTCCGGCAACAGCCACTCCGGCGCGTGCCGCAGCGCGGCGAGCTGGAGCGGCTGCTCGTCGTACACCGTCCCGGCGGGCTTCTTCGCGGACGTCTTGTAGTCGACGAGCCACAGCTGACGGCGCCCGTAGCGGCCGGTGGGCAGCCACACCCACAGGTCGCCGGTGCCGGCGTAGCCCCGCTGCCGGTTGAGCACGGTCGTCTCGACGGCCTCGACGTCGGCCGTGAGGTCGATGCGCCACAGCCGGAACCAGCGGGCGAGCTGCCGGGCGTAGGGCTCGACTTCGGGGTCGGCCGGGTAGGGGACGCCGAGCACGGTTGCTTGTGCCCGGTTGTGGACGCGGGTGCCGAGGCTCTTCGCTCGTTCGCCGACCCGGGCCGGGGCGCCGACCAACTCGCGGCGCAGCGCGGTCGGTTCGGTGCGGGCTCGGCGGGCGGTGGCGATGGGTTCGGCGAGGATCTGGTCGGCGGCGACGCCGGCGGCCCAGGGGATGAGTGCGGGCTTGTGGATCGAGTCGAGGGCGTTGGTGACGCTGATGAGGTCGGGGCCCCCGGCGGGGTCGCGGTAGTAGCGACCCCGCTCGGTGGCGACGGCCCATTTCGGGTCGGTCATTCGTCGGCCGCCTCGTCGTAGGCGGTGGCGACGGTCAGCGGGGTGACGACGTAGCCGGTCGGCTTCGTCGCGTCGGGGATGCGCCAGCGGACCAGCTCGGCGACGCCGTCCTCGTCGACTTCCCACGCCATAGGCGAGATGGGGTCGTCGCGGAGTTCGTGGGCCTCGCAGTGCTCGTAGGCGGCCTGACGGGTGGTGTAGAGACCCATGACGATCGAGTCGTGCGAGGCGCGGTACACGGTCAGCTCAGCGTCCCGGGTGGACTCGCCCCGCGACGGGGTGTCCTTCCCGGCCTCGGCGTCCTCGCGCTTCCACTGCTCCTCGCGCTCACGGAGACGGCACTGGACGTCGAAGGCACCCTCGTAGTCCTTGGTCTCCGTGCACGTGGCGATCAGCTCGGCGTAGGACTGGCGGATCTCGTTGCGCTTCGCCTCGATGGCGGGGCGCTCCAGTTCGGCGACCCGCGCCCGCAGACGCTCCTCCTCCGCACGGTCCCGGTCCGCGAGCGCCCGCGCGGTGGCGTCGGAGATGCCGCCGATCTGCTGGACCAGCTCGGCCCGCTCGGCCCGCAGCCGCTCCACCTCGGCCAGCAACTCCGGCACCGCCGACCGCGCCACCGCAACGAACGCCGCGTCGGCCTGCGCCCGCCGGGCGGCATACTCGGCGTCGCAGTGGTCGTCACCCGGCACCCGGTACGTCTCGGAGTCCACGGTGGTGACGGTCACCCCAACGCGGTCACTGCCGATTAGCCAGGACGACCCGGACGGCAGCACCTCCCACGATCCGGGCGTCGCAGCGGCGGCCAGCGCGGCGTACTCGGCCAGACGCTCCACCGACAGCGGCTCCCGGACGCTCACGCGGGCGGCACGCCGCGCCAACAACCGCTCCTTGATCTGCTCATCGGTCGGCCGCTCCCACTTGTGCCAGCCGACCGGGGCCTTCCACTGCTGGAAGTGAGGGCGCTTCTCGATGCCGCACCAGCGGCAGCCGAACGGGGTAGGCAGAGCGCTCACGCGGCCTCACCACCCGACACACGCCGCACCACCGGCGACGACTGCCGCGCCTCATGCACCGCCAACAACCGCTCCGCCAGCCGCCGCACCTGCCCGCCGTACAGCGGCAACCGCGTCGACACATGCGCCGTCAGGTCCGCGACGAGCTGCTCGAACCGCAGATCCGCCGGCACCTGCACCGCGTGCGGGTCAGACCCCTGCGCGTCGACGAGCTCGTCGAACCGCTCCCCGAACTCGTCACCGAGCAGCAGCTCGACGACGTCCTGCACGATCGTCTGCGCGAACGGCTCGACGTCGAGGGTCACGCCGGCCGGGATCGACTCGACGTACACCCGGTGCGGTCCGGACAGCAGCACCGTCTTCTCGTCACGGTCAGACATGGGTGATCGCTCCCTTCGCGGACACAGCCGCCGACGGGCCGCGCAACACAGTCGGGTCGGCGAGCAGCCCGGCGTCGTTCAGCGCGAACGCCGCGTCGAGGGCGGGGTCGGTGTTCTCGGTCGGCCGGGTGATGCCGTGCACGAACGCGCGGGCGATCACACGGGCGGCCCGCTCGATACCGGGGGTCACGGTGCGGCTCATGCGAGCACCGCCCCGCTGTGCACGTCCGCGAGGACGTCCTCACCCTCGACCGCGACCGCGTGCACCACGATCGGCACCGCGCCCCCCGGGCGGTCCGGCGTGGCCGTGCGCAGCGTCACCAGCACCGCGCCGTCGTCGACGGGCCCGGTGTGCGCCCGGCCACCGAGCGCGAACATCCACCGCGACAAGTCGCAGACGTCGGCGACGGTGACGTGCACCGCGTCCGGCCGCGCCTTGACCGCGAGAGCGGGCAGGTTCAGGTAGTCGCGGGTCACCTCGACGGCGACCGCGTTGGTACGGGCCGACGCACCGGCCGGCGGGGAGTGGGTAGGCTGAACGCTCACGGCGTTGGCCTCGCTTCCTGTAGTGGGTGAAGTAGGGGCGCAGCGCCCCCGGGGTCGTCGGGTCGCATCCGACGGCCCCTCGGCATGTCAGGCGGACTGCCGTGCGCGGCCGCGGCGCGGCTTGATGACGTCCGCCAGGGGGTGCGGGCCCGACGCGGCGGGCTGCGGGTCGGCCGGCTTCCGGCCGCCGGGCTCGATGTGGAACAGCCGGAACATCTCGGCGATGTCGGAGTCGGTGAAGAACACGACCCCGCCGATCTTCGAGTGCGGCAAGGACCGGATGTTGTTCCGCAGCCACGACTCTTCGACCGGGGCGAGCAGCTCGGCGGCCCGCTTGTAGTCGTAGAACCCGGGAAGCTCGCTCATGCGGGCACCACCTCGTACTCGTCGGCGGTGTCCGACTCGGCGGGAACGGCGCGGCCGGTCAGCTCGAACAGGAACGGCGTGTCGACGCCGAGCACGCGGGCGATCCGGGGGGCGACGTCGAACGGCACGTCGCGGCGGGTCCCGTTGGACAGGCTGCCGATCGTGCCGTGCGAGACGCCGGCGGCGGCGGCGAGTTCACGCGTGGTGATCTTGCGGCCGGTGCCGGTGCGCTCCATGGCTATGCGCAGTCGGTCGGTGCTGACGAGCCGCCAGGGCGGCAGGTCGGTGGCCTGCGGGGCAGGCTCGGGGACAGGCATGTTTACCCCAGAGATCGAAGTGTTCATTCGGGTGAACACCCCGAGCATGGCACACCGTGAACACCTTGTTCAACTCTCTGGTGAACAAAATGTTCAGCGAAATAAACAGCAGGGCATCGCGTGCTCAACCCGATGCACGCGATGCCGTGCACCTGCCGTGCGCCCTGCCGCTACCTCGCGATAGCGTGAACAATCTGTTCAACGTGTGGACTGACCACCCGCATGCCGGACAGGGGCACATCGGCTCGCGCACCACTGGTCACCGCACGACCCAGCGGACGACGCGACACAGACAGGATGGAACCCACGATGACACAGCAGGACAGGCCAACACCCCCCAGAACCGACCTGTCCGACCTCGTGCGCAACCGCCGCGCAGAACTGAACCTCAGCCTGCGCGGACTGGAACGCCGCACGGTAGGAGACGACGGCGAACCCGTCCTCAAGTACGGATGGCTCAACCGGCTCGAAAAGGCCGTCCCGAACCTCACACCGCCCTTCTACGAGGATCTGCAAGCCCTCGCCCGCGCACTCGACCTCCCCCTGCAACGACTCCAGGACGCGGCCGGCGCGCAGTTCTTCGGCATCCAGTCCGTGTGGCACCCCAGCGGCCGGGCACGTGCTATCGCCGTCGCCTCCGACCAACTCGACGAGCGGAAGCAGGAGCAGATCTACCGCCTGATCGAGACGCTCCTCCCGGAACAGGGCGAGGGCGAGCAACGGGCATGACCCTTGGCCACGACATGCACCCTCGGTAGTGATCACGTAGCAGGTATGGATGATTTCCAGACTTGCTGACACGATGTTGAACCGTCTGAGGGGCGCCGTGTTTCGGTAACCTGCATATGCCGGTCGGGCTCGAACGTGTGTCCGAACGGGGGACAGGGAGGTCAGCAGTGATAGACCGTCAACCCGCAGCGCACGCCCGAGTCGAGATCGTCCCCAACGATCTCATGCCCGATGGCCTGAACGTCCTGTGGCTCGAACGGGACGGCGAGGGCCTGTGGGCCGTCAGAGAAGGATGCTCGCTCATGGACGCCATGAGCGAGCTGAACATGGCGCTGGTCTACCTCAGCACAGTCGGGCTGTGGCTCCAGCGCTGGGGCGGCCCCTGCGAGCCGCCCCAGCTCCGGATCGCCGCTTAGGCGCCGCCGGAAACCGCCCGGAGGCCCGGGCTGATCACCCGGGCCCCGAGCGCACCCTCGATCGCCGCCGTGATCTCGTCGTCGAGCCCGCGCACGAGGTGCCCGTACCGGTCGACGGTCGTCGAGATCGACTCGTGCCCCACCCTCGCCTGAATCGCCGGCAGCGGAATGTTCGCCGCGATCAGCCACGACACGTGCGTGTGCCGCAGATCGTGAATCCTCGGACGCTTCGGCAGGCCCTTGTCGATCGCGGCGTCGACCGCCGGCCGCCACTTGCGGTTGTAGAAGTTCGCGTGCCGCCACGACTTGCCGCCCGGGGTGCGGAACAGGAACGCCTCGGGCTTCTGGCCGCTCATCAGCCGTCGTACCACATCGAGCTGAGCGGGCGACAGGGCCACCAGCCGCCGCGCCTTGCGGGTCTTGGGCGGCCCCAGGAAGAACGCCGACGCCGAGCCCTTCGGGGACTTCTTCCATGCCCGCTGGACGGACGCTGTGCCCCGCGTCAGGTTGATGTCCGACACCCGCAGCGCGGTCGCTTCACCCCACCGCATGCCCGTCCCGACGAGCCAGTCCGCGAGGTCGGCGGCGGCCGGGTCGATGGCGCGCAGCTCGGCGGCGATCCGCGCGTACTCCTCATGTTCGAGAAAGCACATCTCCTCCTCGATGTGGTCGTCCAGCCGCGGCAGTCTCGTGCCCTTGCACGGGTTCGTCGTCCGCAGCTGCGGCTCGGCGTCGACCGCGGCCTGCATGATGCAGAACAGCAGCCCGTGCCGGTTCCGGATCGACTTCGGGTTCGCCGGCCGCCGCAGCCACTTCTCGGGGTCGCCCGGGTCGGGTTCGCCCTTCACCTCGGCCCGGACCCAGTCCTGCACATCGTCCTTCGTGACGTTGCAGACGGTCGCGTCGACGACCCGGCCGGACACCTCGGTGTGCTTGAGCAGAGACAGGTGCTGCTCGACGTCGCGCCGGTAGTCCTCTTGGGTGCGCTCGTCGACCTCGACGAGCCGGTCGACGTACCGCCGGGCCCACGTCATCAGCGGCATGTCGCCGGGGACGGGGTCGGGTTCGACGAATCCCTCGCCCTTGATCCAGCCGTGCGGCCACTGGCCGTCGTGGGCCTCGACCAGCTTGCGGAACTTCTCGGCGCTGTCGGGGTCGTCGAACCCTTCGGTCTGCCAGGCGCCGTCTTGCCGCCACTTCACCTGATACGTGGTCTCACCGCTCTTGCGCGGTCGCTTCACGATGCTCGCCAT